TCTTGCACCGAACAATACTCACTCCATCGGCACGCATACCGCACCAGATATTAAAAGCAAACATCACTGCCAAAGCTATGAGAAAGCCCTTGGTAGGTGTCAGATACGCTAATATCGAACTAAATAGCGACACGCATATCACTCGAATTTGGTCTAAAGTCAATAATTTATCCATTCTCAAACGTTATCTAAGTTATTTAATACTACCTTTGGTATTGCATAAGACCGTTGAGGTCACATAGTAATTTTGTCGTTATCCCGCTCGGCTTGTGAAAGTTGGACGGGATTTTTTAGGCACAAAAAAAGCCCATCGACAACACGGGCTGTCAATGGGCATAATCACTGTACAAAGGTACTAATTATCCCCTAATTCACAAGACTTTTCATTCATTCTTTCAAGATGATCATCAAGTGTTTTAAAGTTACATTTCAGTTTTCGACAAATGGCAGCTTTGGAAAAACCATAATCGAGCATAGTCCGGATTATATTTTCTTTTCCGGTGAGTTTATAATGTGTATTCTTATCGCCCTTCTTCCGGCCCAATTGCTGACCGCTTGCTTTACGTCTGGCAAGCCCCTCCTTGGTACGTTGAGAAATCAAATCACGCTCAATCTGGGCAGACAGCCCGAAAGCGAATGCCAGTACCTGGCTATTGATGTTATTGCCAAGCTCATATCTTTCCTTAACAGTTAGAACAAAGGTTTCCTTTGTCATGCAGAGGTTGAGCATCGACATAATTTGCATTAGGTTCCTGCCAAGACGGCTAATTTCAGAAAGTATGAGCGTATCACCCTTCTTCATTCTCTTTAAAAGTGGGCCCAATTTTCTGTCTTTAGCGGCCTTTGTGCCTGACACCGTTTCCGAAACCCACTTATCAATCACTAGTTTGCGTTCATTGGCAAAATTCTGCACTTCAAATCGCTGGTTTTCGACAGTTTGTTTATCGGTACTCACCCTAATGTATGCGTAAACCATTTTTGTCGGTGAAGTTAGTAAACTAATCCTGCCTGAACAAATCGCACAAAGAACGCCCGTTAAATCTACAAGGGTATGATAGAAAAGATAAATATTAGCGATCCAAGCATAGCGGAGGAGATTAGAAAACAGATGGCTGTATCTACGTCTACAAATAAAGGCTTAGAATCACCTAATGACAAAAAAGCTATATTGACTACGAAAACATGGGATGAATTTATATCTATCGGACGTAGAATAGGTGCAGGAAACTCAGTAGTATTCTCATCCGCAGTGGCATGGGAAAACAATGGATTTGGGACTTCGTATCCTTCAGGGATTATAACCAATAAAGGCGGATTTTATATTACCGTATTTTGTATTACAGGAAAAGCAAGAGAATATAATGTTAAGATAGGAGAATGGGGAGATATTAAGTAAACATTTTATACTTCATATTGCAGTTTAGATGATTTATTATTTTTCTGTCATATCTTTTGCCCGTTAAAAACGGAAGGTATGATCGAAAAAGTATATTTGAAGTATTTAGATAAGGTGAGTGATGTTGCTCATGTGGTTGGTATAGATGTAAGTGAGAATCCCGGGTTAATCGGAAAGAGTAATTTGGCTAAAGAAGTCCTTTCAATAGCAAGCATCTATAATGCATCAAGAGCATGGGAAAATCCGGGATGGCACAGAATTGTAATAGGAGCTATAGGCGGTAGGATTAGTGCTGGAGTAATTAGTATTATTCAGAATTACGGCTATTCAAACGGAGGTGGAGTCATTTTTGCATTTATGGGTTCTGGGTATATAATCCCTAATATTAGTGTATTATGCAAAGCTGGAAATGGTTTTAGTAAGATTAGAATCCTAAGAAGTGCTATACCCAATAATACATCACTATTAATTGACGTGTATTACATCAAAGAAAACAGTAATAATATATGGTGTTCATTAGCAAACAGTCCGGGAGATGTTACTTTAACAGACTTCGCTGATACTATTGTTGACATACCGGAAGGATTTAATGCAACTGAATTTGAAATATAAATTTGAAACATGGAATTCGTACGGTTACATCATTCTAAGTCATCTAACCTTTTTACTGTCAGAGCGAGGAATTTATTCTTCGCTCTTTTTGCACTGATTCTTTTGCCCGTTAAAAACGGAAGATATGATTGAAAAGGTACAAGTAACGGATACAAGTGTGATTGAGCAAGTAAGAGTAAGTTTGCCAATAGCCACAACAAATAAAAGCGGATTATACAGTCAAGAATATGTAACCAAGTCATTACAAACAAGTGAATCCCCTAATAAATTAATAAAATTGTTTTCATGCAAAAGAAGAGGATTCTCAGGTAAAGTAACCGTGTTATTTCGGCGCGGAGAATCAACTGATATATCAGAGTTTAGCATCTATTCAAATGCATATCAGAACGTAGAAGGAATGTCTATTATAAATATTTATAAACGCAGTGGAAGTGCTCAATATATAAAGTATTACCATGATGGAGAATATGTATATGCTTATATAGGAGCAGCGTATCATATCATTTACTGCAAACTGGATTTCATATTCTCAGGAGAATTTATTTGGGAAGAACAAACAGGCATAGATATTAGCACGTTAACGGAAATATCTTTTACTGAATAATACTAATTATATTAAGCTATTGTTTTCCATTCATTTCTTCTGCCCGTTAAAAACGGAAGGTATGATTGAAAAAATTAATATTACGGATGTAAATGTGATTGAAGTGCTAAGAGAAAGTTTGCCTACAGCAACAAACGAAAAAAAAGGTTTACTCTCGTCCGATAATAAAGTAAAGGGTGGCTTGTTGTTGTTTCCAGCTTCTATTATGGATACACATCCAGACGACTATTATTTATACACGCGAGAAGGAATAATGATAGGAATAACATCGGGGCTTACTCCTAATTGGACATTAGGTGGTGGCTGTGTTGTTCATTGTCAGAGGGATACAATAGAGTCTGTGACAACAAGCCAAATGATTTTTCAGTTATTTTTTGGAAGCAGTCGGGTCAAATTCCGTTATGGTGCCGGAAATTATACAGAAATTATCTGGGGAGAATGGAAAGATTTGTAATTGACAAAGAATTATTTAATTGGCCAATAAAAAGGCTGGGATTACTCCCAGCCAATCAACCGATCCATGTAATTTCTGATTCAAGAACGTTAAGGAATACGCAATTACCTGAATAAAATCCTGTGAAAAAGGTATTAAAATAGGCGGAACTTCCCAGTTGGACAGCAATATAATTATCTCCATTGTATGTGCATTTACCGCATCTCATAGATGCGTCCGAATGAGAGAATTTGAAAGCATTATAGGCTGTTACACAAACGACATCACACATGTAGACAGCTAATCCAGCAGCAGCATGCCCGCGCAATGCAAACATCCTACCCAGCATCCCGCAAAAATCATTTCTTTGATTGCTATTATATCTACTTACCAATAAAACAGATTTTTCGCCATCACCTCCCTTTCTCCCTAAACTTTTAATAGCGGCATAAGACATCCCTCCATCTCCAACTAAAAAAGAATCCTTAGCTATTTGCTGATTGGATAGAATATTACCAGGAGTGATATTTCCTCCTTCTCCATTATTCAGACCTACTAACTTTGATATTGAATTTGAATCAGGCCATTCATTTAGTGCATTATTTAAAAGTATCTTCTCTATCATACCCTTGTACTTTTAACGGGCGGAAGATATGACAGAGAAAGAATAATTGGTACAATTACGCTATATGATAGAAATTAATCTTACATATATAACCCTGGAAGTCTCTGTATTATTTTTTATGTAAATAGATCCATTTGTTTCTTTTCTATATATGCTAAAGGCTTGTTTATTCTGCTCTAAAAAACTCACTCCTGAAACATTATTCAAAACAACACCTCCCAAGTTACTATATAGTATGGCGACCCCAATTTCATGTTGTATAGATGCATTTTGAGCAAGTATCAAACATCCCTTTACTTCTTTTACTTCGTATTCTTCTAAAGGTGCAAAAGTCTTTGTTAGGTTATACGCCCCTATAGATTTAGCCACTTCCGAAATTGTAGACAAAATGCTGTTTCCACTACTATCTAAAGTTCTAATCTTTGCAGGTGTTCCACTCGGTAGATTTTTCTCTACTTCTGAAAATTGTATCTTTTCCATATCTTCCGTTTTTAACGGGCAAGAGAAACGGCATAAAAAGAGGCGACCGTAGCCGCCTGATTTTAGAATGTAAATTCTTTGACTGAATATCCTTCCTCTGGTGTCTCACTAACTTCAACTGGTTCTTGAAAAACAAAGCCTAAATTATTGCTATAAGCAAAAGCATAATAATTTTCGCTAGATGCATTCACGAGTATCTCAATTATTGGGCCTTCTGTTGTTGATCTTTTGTATAATATTCGAGCTTTAGAAATGCACTTGTCACCTCCGTAAGCGAGTTGAGTAATAACTTGATTATTCCCAAATCCTTCTGCAGAAATGTAGAATAACTGTGAAAGTGAAGCTCTATTCACATATAGGTTTCCTACATTAAGTAGCAAACTGTTTGGATAGGCACCACTCTTCGAAGATGCAATCCTATACCATTTCCCCCATGCTAATCGCCCGACTGTTGTTATTTTACCACATCCTCCACTGAAGGCAACAACACTTGATGCCACAAGTATATCATTGCCAGCGGCATCAACTGCTTTCACTTTATGAACACTATCCTTTTCCTCTAAAGTATTATTATACTCCTTAGTCGTGACTTTCTTTAACATACCCTTGTAGATTTAACGGGCGTTTTTTCTACTATGAAATTCAGCCCAATTTAACATTTTATTTTTAGTCTCTTTTTGTTTAATTAATTCCCGATTTATAGCATCAAGGGAAAGCTGTATAAAGACAGATTTCTCTGTATTACCATTACACTTTAGACAAGTCATCCTTTGTCACTGATTCTATGTACCAATTCCCATCAACAGACTGCAGTCTGGTATATCCTACATAACACAGAAATCTATTATATTTTTCATCATAAACACGTTTATTGTATTCAAAATACCCATTATTGTTTTTAATATATATTGCTGTATTCAGGCGAGTTGATGGTGTTGGAATATAGATTGTCAATTGAACACCATCCCAATCTGCAGGAGATGGCAAGACCAAAGTAGGCGTAAAACCATTACCTTGAGTAAGTATATTCAAACCATCTTTTAGAGGATTAAGAACGTATCCCGATTCAAAAATCAGTCGTTGAAAACTCGTATATACTGCTTTTGCTCTTAAAATTCCGACTATATCGGCATTGATTAATTTTGCATACCCCGTTTTAAAATCCAAAAGGATATTCGGTGTAAAGTCATTCGAGCCGAACCCTTTATAATTTGACGTCGGATTGCCGTCAGCATCAACACCTTGTTGTGAGAACATATAGTCACCGTAAAAGACAGCACTCGCCAATTTTGCGAAGTTAGCCATCAGGAGTTCTACATAAATGGCCTTGTAGTTTTCAAACGGTATCCAAGTAGCCTTTGTACCATTGACAGCATAATCTTTTTGGGGATTATTGATATTAGATGGCATACCTTGTCCGACCCATGTTGTGACCTGGTTCATCACATAATAGATACCATTGTATAGTACATAAGGAGCGAGCATATCCGTACAAACATAAGATGTATGTAGGTCATATTCACCTGCCGGGTATGGCAACATACCTCGTTTCCCCTGCTGAAGGAATTTAACTTCTCCTGTTTTTGTTGCTAATGTCATATTATCAATCTTTAGTTGTTATTGTCCATGCCACGTTGCCGCCTGCCTGCTGACACATTTCATAAGTACAGGTACCGGAGGCGGAAGAAGTATTAGCCGTAGAGGGATTAAGTATCACGCCGGCACTGTCCATGAAAACAAAATAGAATGTCATATCCTTGGCCTTCGTTGTCTCTCCACGTTTGACAAGAATAGGCCTGTAGACTACCGTATCTCCTGCCTTGCTGATGGTCTCATCTTCCGGTGTCGGATTGGTTATGATGTCATAGGGATCAGACAAATCGATTACCGTCTGAGTATCCAAACCAATAAGAGTAGAATCCTGATATACCTCTACCTTGAATATGCCGGTAGTATCCACCATGCTGTCCGTTACCGTCAGGTTCTTTCCGGTTTGTCCGCTGATCAGGTTCCATGCATTGTTGATCATCCTGTACCATTTGTATGATAAACCGGCTGTCAGTTCCGAAGCTCCCAAACGGGCAACGGCTGACAATATAACACTGCCTCCCTTCTCCCGGATGGCGAAGTACTTGTCATCGCCGGCCATGATGGTCACCACTTTCTGATTTCCGACTCCCTTTGTTATCGGGATAGGATAAACCCATTGTATTTCATCCGAAACATTACCGACTGTCACCGTTGCCACTCCTTTGATCGTACAGCTTGCGCCAGCAGAAGCCTTCACAAGGTTCTTGACTACCTGAAGGCCGTAATAGTTTGTAGTACCGGCAGCATACGGCACAAACCTGAAGTGCCCGGTTTCACCTCCGAAGGTATTTGTCGACACATTGGACGTGAAATTAATAAGTACATCGTTGAAATACCACTTAATGGAAGATGGCACAACAATTCCTTCAGCTACACGGGAGGAAGTCAGCAGGAAAGACAATGTAGGTTTCAATGTCGTAAAATCCGGCGCTATGTTTGTAGGAGCGGATGAATCACCGTCATATTCCTGGTATAAGTCACCTTTATCGCACAGGATAGCCGCCATATATACGCCGGACTTCTGCGAAAAGGTCACCTGTCCGACTTTACTCGCTATGCTCATTGGTTACCTCCCCTTCTGTATTATCAGATTCCTCAGGATCTTCTACTTTATATTTATCCGGCGTGCTAACCTCAGTGGGATTGTCTGTTCCGTCGATCTCTGCCTTCGCTTGCTGCGGAGTAAGACAGACACCTCCTACTTCCACAGCACGCTCGAACACGGTATCGCCGGGAAAGCCCGCTACGTCAGCCTGCCATAACAGCACATTGCCATCTGCTGTTTTATTGCGGATAGCAGTCAGATCGAGCGCATCCGCCACTTCTTTGGTTACTTTGATGTAAAATGCCATAATCAAGTATTTTAAAATTAAACAATTCTTTTCCTTGCAACGATAAACTTGTTATCGCTGTTTACGATATACTTTCCGTCAGACGTTACCAGAGCAGCATAGGGGCCTCTGTCTATTACTGTCAGATCGAGCATCATCCCGTCAGTGAAAGGGATACTCGGATTGAAGCCGGTTGCCACCAACGTGTACGAAGAAGCCCCCGCCGCTTTGGTTCTCCATTCACAATCCAGTACCTCGGAAGGGTTAGGGATATCACCTATCGTATCTCGAATTATAGGCTTTGGATATATTACCGTCGTGCCATCGGCCACCTGTTGCGGTACACCTTTCCAGTCGACTTCAATTGAAGGTATCCGGCGGCGGATAGTAGTAGATACATAGCCAATACCATCATCAGGTGTAGAAGCCGGAGTGCCATCCTTGGAATAAGAGGCTTTACAGACATATATCTGATCCTCACCTATATAATTCCGGTCGAAAGTAAATACATTCTTATTGAGCGACACAAACTCCCAGTCGTTATCACCGTTACCGTCAACTATCTGTTCAAGCGATCCATTTTCAAGCTTCCGGTAAAAGAAGAACCTGCATTTATTCGTAGCGGTCACATCCGTATCTCCTATAATCAGCTTAGCGGTGATCGTTTGCTGTACAGTGTCACGCAGAGGATTCCAGTCCAAACCTGAAGGTGAGTCTATCATCAGTTTAGGAGTCGGTTCACTGCCATCCACCGAACGGATTAACCGGGTAAAATTGTACACGTATGTTTGCCCGCTACGTTTACTGTCTACATACTCGGCATAAAATTCAAGTGTGACGGGATTGATCGTCGAGACATTTTTCTTCATCTGAATCTTTCCCTTTTCCGATCCTGAATCTGTAATTACATAATTGGTATTAGATGATGTGATCAATGTTCGAATACCGCCTATACGTTCATACCATTTCATGTTCGTCAATGAAGCATTGACTGTACCAAGCTTGGCAACTGCATCCGGATCGGTGGCGTTACAACGTGGAAAGAGCGTCAGGGGAGTAAGCGTATAGTCCGGGGTGTATTCATTCTTATCAGCCTGATACACCTGCATATCCGGTACGCTGCCTACAACTTCGATGTCTCCACTTATCTGAAGAGGGCGATAGTTGATCGTTATTTTGCGCTGTTTACTCTGCATAATCAGGTATGAGATATAATTCTTACAACTTTGCGGCCTGTTTTTTTCTCAACCGCTTTTTTTAATGCTTCTTCGCCATAGAATTTCTCTACGTGAACTATAGTCATCGAACGCATAGGGAAAACTCCCAATAGCCTATATGAGTATTCCACTACATGCGGATAAAAAAGGCATCCAATTTTTTCCATAATCTTACAATTTAAAAAGGTACATAATCTGTTGTCTCATGATTATTCTGTCCGTCACGCAACAGCACTCTTGCTATAAACTTGCATCCGGTCATATTCATATAGTCGGGACCAAGGTCATTCATGGTCAGTGCCAACGACTTGCCCGCTTCGGCATGTGCGACCGCCCAGGCATTATCTTCCGTTATGTTACCCGTATCACGTGTCCATTCAATATCCGTATCAAGGATGTGAGACGTCACATCCTGATTGTACAGCTTACCGGTAATCTTAAGGGTAGTCTCAAACTTATCCGCGTCAAAGTACCAGCCATTACTGCTATCAATGTCAATAGTAAAGTCCGGATTTCCTTCGATCATAGCCCATCCTGTAGATGCATACTGTGGTTCTTCGGTAGTACCCGTTACCAGACACATCCATTTGCAACCGTAGTGATATACTGCATCGTACACCTCCTGAGTAGATTGATAAGGATTGCTCACCGATTCTTCTGCGCTCCACTTGCCACGGTTGTTTTCAACCCGTACAGGTATTCCCTCATAGTCAATACGGTGAATGTCTTGAACAGCAATACCACGGCAATATACGTAGGTGTGCAGGTAGTTGATTGGCAGATTGTCAAACAGTGACAAATGCTTCAGACGCCCTATGATGATGGAGTAGTTGCTTTCTTCCAATATAGGCTTTATGACACCGTCTAACATACAGATGCACTTCTCTCGGCTGGATAGATACCAGTATCCCTGACGCTCTGCATTTACCGGATTACCACGATGAGACAATATCATTAATGGTTCTGGAGGATAGTTCTTACCACCGGGAACCTCACTATCCGGATACATAACAGCATTGATGGCATTGGCAGATGTATCTACGTGCAAGACACGCAACCAAGATGTGTAATAATTGCCACCACCTGATGCCAAGTCGTTGACAATGCCGTAAACCACATCATTCTCTGCTAATGCCGTGAAATCATTCTCCCAACGTTTACGCAGTGGTAAACGGTAAGTACCGTCTTCCAGAAGTTCCACGCTTTCAATCGTGCCGGATTCGGAAAATGAGTAATCAGATTCCATAGCTGAAAACCGATTGAAGATAAGCTCTAAAACGGTCAGCGATGACCGCAACTCCATGCGGTCAGCCTGTATTCGTCCATTTTCAGCAATTATGCCCTTGCCCGTTAATAATGAATCAATGATGCTTTCGCCTACCGTTAATTTACTCAAAGCCTTAATAGGCCCTTTTACTATGATGTCTTTCAAGAAAGTGATTATACCTTCTGCATAATCATCATTCTTTTTGCTGATAAACTTATCTCCTAAGCCCTCATTATTTGCCTTAATTGCCTTATCAATCTCGGCAAGTATTCTCAATGCTGAAAAGGTATTCCTATCGGTAGGAACAACAGTGTCATTGAGCTTTATCAAATAAACATACCCCTCCCCGCCTCCCCAAGTTTCACCACCTTCTTCTTCACCACCTTCAGGGAAATCAACATCTATATTGTCAACCATACCCTGTAAAGACACCTTGAAAATATAGCTCTTCAATGACACAATTTCCTTAGTCATTTCCGGCACACTATTACCCTTACGAACAAATCGCACGCCATTGAAATACACGTTCGAGCAACACAGTATCCGGTTCAGGTGCTCCGCAAACCAGACAGGACACCCCTCAGCATTACCAAGAGTAAACTTCTTCTGCGTACTCTCTACTGCAAAAAGTTCAACGATATTTCCATTAGAAATTTCAAACTGCTCATTGTTGACGGCAAATGTCCAATCATCATCTTTGAAGCCGCCAGGTGCACGGAATTCAAAATAGAACTGCTCTTCACCGTTCCAGAATATGCAATCATTCCTCTGCTTATTACTACGCATAGAGTAGCGAATGAGAGTAGTCTTATCCAACTCGTGCTCATCATCCGTCACCTTGAAGATATTACATTCTTGATCGCCTATAGAAATTGAATAATAACCAGGTACCAGCCCAGTGATCGTTGAATGAAAGACCGTAGAACCATCTTTCAAAGAAAAGGATTGGAACTCGATTTCCCAGCTGGTACCATTAACATGATTCTTCAGTAAACCATTCATCTTATACTCAGTAGTGGTAATAACCTCTATGAATATGTTATCGGTAGGTGCAAACAACTGTATGTACCTACTCTCAGCCCCGAATTTATCAGAGGATGGACTAAAGAAAAGTGGAGTAAATGATGATATCTTTATCATAACTAACCAATACTTTTAATTTGCAGATTATAATCAACCCCCTCATAGTGCCCAATCTTATATTTCAGCTCGTTTATGAAGCAAGTATATAATAGGTTATTCCTTTCAACCTCAACAAGAGCATTTACATCTGACGGTATTTCACCATCGGCTGTACTAATACTCAGAGTGCTCACGGTAAACAGAGGATCTGTTAGTTCTATATCAGTGTTCTCAGCAACATCATTAATCCGGATATCACTGTTACCCGATGAAGAAGCAAAGCGTAATGACTTGACAAATGAACCGATGTATTCCTTATTAGCATCGATGATAGAACGAGGTGAGAACATGGCATTGAACATGGTTGATGATGAAATTATTCCAGATACTTTATACCCTTCTCGTAAAAGCTCATAAGATTCAGCGTTTTCTTTCAAATGAGCCCCGACAAAGAAAGTATCATTGTCACTCTCATTATCAGTTGTATCTTTACCACGCTTGCTTACCAAAAATTCTATTCCGTAAGGATCTGCCCGAAGAGGGCTTATCAATTCAAGGGCCTTATCCGTAATGGTTATCCCAGTGTCATACTCGTTCGTAAAATGGAACTCATCACGTCCGTTGATGCTGTCATAGTCTTGTTTATCGTAACCGACTCTCAGTAAAGAGTAAATAAGTGATGAGTTCACTTTTACCTTAAAATCCATTCCAGTATAGCTTATTCGCTTTTGTACTTCAGAATGAAACAAAGAAGTGCGCTTCTTAAAAACGACTTTATTTTCAGCAATATCCGGTACATAGCCGTAGACAACCTCCATCCAATCAGAGAAATTCTTGAATGAAGTATATATTTTAGCCCCGTCCAATCCTCTGGCGCTCTCTGCCGCCATTATCACAGTGGAGGCCAGCCGAGTATCATCCTGATATTCTATTTCGCCTACATAGCCCTCATTTTCTTCATTTATGCTCTTCAATAAGCGGTTAAGAAGCACATCAGGCTTTATGACATCAATACGTTCTGATTGCATTTTTGCCATGTAATAGACAGACATCTTAAAATTCTCAATCTTGATTCTTACCCCGGCTTCAGTATTGAGGTAGATTCTATAAACCATACCTATTTTCCCAGATTCATTCTTTGCCGGATCTACCAAGACAAGCCCTTTTTCATTATAATGATACACGCTTCCAGCTTTAAGACCACTTGTATGTGAACCATTAACAGAACCCACTGAAGGTACTCCACCAACCATTTTTTGATATTCAACTTGAAACGATCCAGTACCTGATGAAATGGTTATATCACAACTCAAATCCATGTATAAGCCGTGTGGAGGTAAAGCAAGCAATTTCATGAAAACTCCTTTGGTATTGCCATAATAGGCACCATCCGATTCATGGTATGGTGTTATAAAATCACCGACATACACTTCAGGATTAGTATCTACAACATAGACATCAATATTCGTATTAGCCTGAGACGTACCAGAAGGATATATATATTCATCGTTATCAATGTCGAAGTTAAATGTATTCAGCATCAACAAACGATCATAATTGAGAGCCTTTTCTTCCTTTAATTCACTTACAAGGTATTCGTACTGAGTGCTCTTCTTTGCCTTAATCTTAGCAGCAAGAGTACTATCTATTGCATTGATATATACAATGCTATCATCATATTCTAATGAGCCGAAATCCAGATAACTACCGAAGAGATACTTCTTGCTCCTATCGTTATCAATAGTGTATATCTCTATCTGAGCATTAGCGTTCAAATAGTTGGTGCGGTATTCATTAAGTAAAAGGTTATATGCTTTCCCGACAAACTCAAACTTTGAACTGAATGAACGGATAATCCCACTGAAATCATTTCGTTTCAGCGAGATATTAATCTCATCCCAATTACTAATGCAATCCTCATTAATAATATGAGCTGTACCATTGATGATTAAAATATATCTGTTCATACATTTTCCTTTGCGGCGAATATAAAGAAAATGCCAACCGGCAAACTGGTTGGCAATTATCTTGACATTGCATAAATGTGGTAAAAGTCGCGCAATCATATTATAATCAACGCATTATAACAGATACAAATAAAAGCATGAATTTGCTAATATCACTTCATCTAAGTTCACGCCTCAATAATTCCCTACCAAAAGATATGCGACTGCGTACCGTTGTAACAGGAATATTGAGCAACTGGCCTATCTCATCATACGAGTAACCTTTAGCATATAATAAGACACACTCTATGCAACATGATTTGAAGGCACATCGCCGGATTATCGATAAGATTTCATGAAATAAAGTCCCTTCTGATGCCAAGCGTAAAGATACAACTTGACAGACATCATCATAGTCAACAAAGCGAATGATGGACTTGCGGTTGTAGTTGGTTATATAAGTGTTTTGCATGATCACTTCACACCAAGGCTTCAAAGGTCTACCAATCTCAAACTTATCCTTATTCAACAAGGCTTTATAAACTGTATCATTTGCAAGATCTTCTGCATCTTGCATAGACCAACAATACTTTCTTGCAACCTTTACGATCCAAGGATAAATCAAAGCTATTTCCTTCTCAAAGTCCATACTCATTCCTCCTCACGATACGCATGGTAACTTCACCAGCTATGCTTTGTTCGACAAGTTCTCGCTGCCTGACACTCTGCTCATACAAATCATTGGCAGACTGCTCCAAAGACTCTATGAGTCTATCAACAGAAGGTTTGGAGGGAACAAGGTTCTTTACTTCGGATAACTCAAGAATTATCCGATTACATTTACTCTCAATAGAGTTTAGTTTTTGTAACAGCTTGCAATAACCTAAATGGTCAATGCCGCATTTAATGCTTGTTTTTTGCATAAGAAAACTCATTAGTAGTTCGTAAAAAGAATTACTAATGAGTTCATCAAAAGTCCGATAGCATTAAAAAAAATATTTATGCTATCTAAATGTTCCCCTCTTATTCATTATGTCAACATTCACCTGGTTTACAATATTGGCATACACAGCAGCATAAATCTGATGCATATCAATGTACATTTTGATGTATGTCATAATAAATGCAATTTCTGAGTCATAATAAGAACGTATATCATCTGGCGAAGACTTCTCTTTAGTTTTCTCCGGATCTGCATTTACTTCCTCATTACGATGCTGTTCAAAGGTAGCATATCTCAGCAAATCAGCAACTCTATCTTTGAGGTTGTCATCGCTCACACCGGAAACATCCTCATCAATCATGGCAAGTAAGGAACGTATATCCTCATACGCCTGTTGCATAACAAGAGTGGTACATATCCGGAGAAAGAAGACTTTCATTTTACATTTTATCGCTTCTTCTTTTTTCGCAATAAAAGCTCTCATTCCTGATTTATCGGCAATAAAGCGATATGATGCGATAAGAGAATGAGCGCATCTTTCAAGCTCTTCTTTGTTTACTTGATCACCATCATCTAATAGCAAACAGTAATTGCCACACAGCAGTTCTATAAACTGCGCTAATGATATTTCATTCAATCTTGTTTTCATGAATTTCTCAATATGTATAAGTCAAATTCTCTTTTATAAGCCTCTCTCCTACGCTGTTTGATTGACTGTACCAACAAGTTATTCGTCATATCCATCCGGCGTTCAAGACCGGAATAGTCGTTATAAACAGTGGTGGCAGCCCCACCCTTTTCATTACTACGAAGGAAGGAGAACATCGGAGCAAAACCATTATTCTGCCAGTCAAGGGAACCGAAATCATCGACATCAGGAAAGACCTGAGCACCTTTCGGAAGATCTACAAGCATAGGTGTATCAGGAGTAACCCATGCCATCCCCTTATACATAACAACTTCACGTTTGCCGGCATCACCTACGAGGGCTTTTCCTCCAGGATGAGCACTATTTTTCGTACCCTCAGCGTATGATGGTATAGGGGTAGCGGCAATAGTGGCAACCTGAATAGCTCCCATAGCTCCAACAATGGCCGCCAACACAAAATTTGGCAATGATTTAGTAATCGCTAACGCTGTGGCGATACCTGCTTGTGCAATACTTGTAGCCTTATCCCAAATAGCCTGCTTTCTGGCAAGATCCTGTTTTTTCTTCTCCAATTCACGATTCTTAGCCTCAGTCTTTTCCTTTGCAGCACGTTTCCTTATTTCCGCTTCTTCTTCGGAGAGAACGCCATATTCCACTTGTTTTTCAATACGTTCAATATCACGATCATAAGCTTCATCGTTAGCGTCCTGTTCGTCTTCTATTTTGGTTATCTGACTATCATAAACAGTAGCAACAAGGTCGCCGATGCTACCGATAGCCTGTTGAGCTGTCTGTAACCAATTTTGCAGGCTACGCATTCTATCTTTATGTGCCTTGTCATCAGCTTTAGCCACTTTCTCTATAGCTGAAATCTCAGCCTCAGCCTCTTTCTGAGCAAATTCTGCCTTTAATCTTTGGAGTTCCTCAGCAATCTTTTTCCTGTCCTCAGCACTGAGATTATCAGCCTGAAGTTCCAGTTCCAAAGCATCAATAGCCGCCTCATTGGTTTTCTGAACATAATCCAAAGTAAGTAGATATTCTCGTTCGGCAAATTCCTTCTGCGTTATTTGCCTTTCTGCCAACTGCTTTTTTAATGCAAGCATATCAGTTTGATACTGCTGATCACGAACAATCTGTTCGGCAGCCGCATTTTCTGCAATGAGTTGGATTTGAAAAGCGGCATTCTCTTCAAGTATTTGTTGTTTCTTACTGGCAAACTTCTGGTCTATGGCGAAGACATCTTCACCAGTTTTTTCCGCTGCATCAATTTCAGCCTCACGTTGCATATCAAGTTGTCGGAGCTTCAACACCAATTCTTCTTGGGAGCCTTTCTGTACCACTTCCAAAGCGTTGGCAATGTCCTGTTTCTCTCGATTTGTATTATATTGGATCGTAAAGCGATTTACCGCATTTTGCATCTCTTTAGCCAGGTTCTCACGAGTGGCTATTTCCTCTTTACTATATCCTTTAACTGCGGCAATCTTTTTTGAATAATCAAGACCAATCTTTTTCAATTCTTTATCTAAGCCCTCATTTATCAAAGCAAGTATGGAGTCCTGATAAGTCTGTTGAATTTTCAGTTTCTCGGCAGCAGCTTTCTCTAATTCACGTTTTTCTTTATCTGTAAGTGTTTTGGTCTTATTTGTATCATCGTCTACGGTAACTTTGTTATACTTATCAATTATTTTATCTATACCAGAATTAAATTCTTCGCTTTCGACTAAAGAGAATAACGATTTAGAGAATTCCAATTGGGCTTTATCCGCCTTTTCTGCCTCTTTAGTATAAACTCCAAACATAAGCGCAGCAGCATTTTTGAATTTGGACATATTTTCAAATTCAAATGTCGAATATTGAGCTCCTTTTTTCAACTTCTCAACTTCCGCCCGTTCTTGAGCTGTAATTTCAATTCTTTTACTACTCAACTGTATTATAGCTTTTGTACGAGCCTGTTCTTCTGTATCACCAGCTTCACGAAGTTTTTTATATGCAGCATTAAATTCCTTTTCTGCATCCAAGATTTTTGAGTTAGCTCTTTTCTTTGCCATTTCTCTAAAATCTGTTTCAATTTGCCCTATCTTTTCTTCTGGTGATTTTAAATCATTCGCAATACTACGAATTTTATCTGCCATCCAATTTAAAAATTCTTTTGCAGGTCCAGTTGTATTAGAAAAAGATAGCATGAATGCTTCCCAGGCAGAAGATAAATTAGCCAATGCACCTTGTACATTATCCCCCATTGTATGAGCCATATCAGCCAGCTCACTTTCTACCCCTGTTATCTGGTTTCTCAAAGGAAGTATCTTATCAGCAGACGTAAGGAAAGCATTGAAAGCAGCAACACTACGTTTATCTGTAAGTTCAAGAGTGGTATTCAAGTCAACACCTTGTTCTTTTAGCTTCAAGAGTCCAGTCACGAGCTCAGGTAGTGTTTTAACCGGTTTACCAAGAGCTTGAGCAAGCTTTCCTGATCCATCCGCAAGATTTAAGAGGATATTTCTTGTGGCAGTTGCAGACATTGATGCATCAAAACCAGCATCAGCCAGTTTTCCAAGTAATGCCAAAGTATCTTCAATAGTAAAGTTGAACGCCTTTGCAACAGGCCCAACAATAGGTAATGCAGTAGCCAGATAAGAGAACGATAATGCACTTTTGGAAGTAGCGATAGCCATTGCCGAAACATATTGTTCTGTATCTTTTGTATCGGCATTGAACATTCTCAATGCTGCGCCTGATAAAGCGGCAGCTTCGGACAATTCGGCACCGGTAGCTTGTGCAAATCGCAATATAGCACTTGTTGAATCAAGAATTTCTTTTTTTGTAAATCCCAATTTGGCAAGTTCTATCTGTAATTCAGTTGCCTGAGATGCTGTATATTTAGTTGTCGCACCCAATCGTTGCGCATCCGCAGTTAAATCTTTTATTTTATCTGAAGTCGTACCTAAAATAGCAGCAAGATTACTGTTGGCAAACTCAAACTTAACGATATCACCTGCACCTTCTCTAAGCAGCGTGAACAGCTTGACAATCCCACTAATTACAGCTTGAGCACCAACATAGCCAGAAATAAGAGTTTTCATTCCAACTCCTATTTGGGTAAATCCAGGAGCAAGCTGAGTACTTAGTATTTTGCCAGTATTACCTGCTATGGTTCCAAAATTTCGCAAGGTATTATTGCCCTTATTAATATCAAGAATAGCAGCTCTTACTTCCTCACGATATGCACCAACTGTCAATTTCTGACGCGTCTGTGCATCCGAGTTTTTCTTGGAATAGTTTGTATTTGTATCTATCGTAGAATTTAGCCGTGCCAATATCGTAATATAGTCAGCATCCGTATCACGAAGTAACTTTACCGCTTGCCTTAATTGTTTATTGGCTGTCTCAGCCTCTATAATACTGTGCACCTCACGATTAGTAAGAGTAATGGCATCCTTAATTATACGAAGCCTTTCCTCCTCGCTTATATTGGCATTTCTTCTTGTGCTATTACCAGAGTTCTGCGCCTTTGTAGCGGCCAACTCAGCTTTTGCAACCTTTTCCAGCGCAGCGGCATTCTTCGCATTAACATCAGCAAGTTGCTTCATATCTTTGGCAGATAAATCACTTGCTGAAGCTTGCTTTTGCAAATTATCTGCAACCTCCTGAAGCACTTTCTTTTGTTTATCAAGGGTCACATTAAATTCGGTGTTCGTTTTCTCTGCAGTCGCAACCTGAGCAGAATATAATGCAAACAGCTTATCAAGCTCTTTAGGAGTCTCTATTTCCATTTTCATGCCCTTGGCAAGTTCTTTTGCCACATCGACATAAGTATTCTTTATCTTAATCAACTTGGCATCACATTGCTCAAGCTTTTCAAGTTCACCCTCTTTAATTAATCCACTTATTCCAAATTCTCCCATCACAAATAATGTCTAAATTCTACAATTTCACCATCTATCTCACTACCTGCCTTATCAAAACCATATGCACCGTCCGGTCTTCTATACACAACATAGATGCACTGTTCCAATATGGCAGCTTTTCGTGCAAGTTCGCTCACATGAGCATACTCGCACATTATCTGCTTGTTATCACAACTGCAACTCATCTGTAACCACTATTTGATATAAACTTTTCCAGCCAGGGGCGAAGAATACGCTCAGAGAAGTATTTCTTTGCAGTATCACCAAGCTCAAAGATTTCACTACCGTACTTCTTCTCAATGTCCGGGCCTTCGTTGAAACCAATAGTCTTTATCTCCATGACCTCACCGGATAACCGGGCCTGTATGCTATCATGGAACTTACCAGTTATGTACAAGTTGGGAACTTCAACCGGACGCGGTGGTAGGAATAAAACCTCTGACTCAATTGGTGGAGTAATATCATTCTTCCACTTCTTATAACTCTTCGCCCGATGGAACCAGGGTCCCGGTTCATTGAAATACGGATCATTATCATAATCCGGACGAAGCAAACGTTCTTTTCCGTTCATACCACTGTAAAGTTGCTCACGTATAAGAGATTCAATCACATTACTATTATCCTCCATACACGCAAGGCATTCCCGTTTGATACCGGTATTAATCTTATGGATCACTTCATATACTTCATCTATACTGGCCATACTTTTAAAAAGAAAAGGGGGATGCGAAAAATCCCTCATCCCCCTCGTTCATCACTCATTTTCTTCCTTGACCTTTCCCTTCTTTATCAAATCGTATGCATCTGAAAGCATTTTCTTACGATCATCCTCCGGGCGGTCCTGCCAAATTACCAGCATATGCTTATTAATGAAGTCGGACTTCTTCATAGCCTTTATTGCCGGCTCAATAAAAGTCACACCTTCAATGATCATGCTGATACCCCCTCAATGTATTTGATACCATTCTCATACAATACAGAAGGAGCTTTAAGGGAGATAGTGCCTCCGCTCTCAGCAGGCACTACCGTAAGAATTCCATCTGCATAAGTAGCAGACGTAGCACCATTCAGAACTTCGGCAGCAGCTTTTGCTATTGCTCCACCGTGCAAAGGAGTAAGGTCATACCCGCCGATTTTCTCGATCAACTTGTACTTGTTGGCTTCTTTGCTCACAAGTAAAACTTCTGTCAAGCCTTTAAGTCCATTCTTGATATTGAAATTGAGTTTGACGAAATCAATGTGCGTCAACAAATCCTCAATATCCGTATGACAGAAGCTGACTGTCATTGTTGATTTTGAAGAACTTGTGGAGAAAGGAGTTACAGTAGGATAAATCGTTGACATCGACATACCAGCGAGTATATCAGTGCCATCATTGTAGCCATACAAGAATTTATCGTCGTAGAAATAGACATCCCATTCCTTGGTGGCTGCCTGCAACAGTTTGGCATTAAGCGTTTCATCAAACTTAGGCAAAGTGAATGTTTCCGTTTCTGCGCTCATTCCATTGTATTGGCTTGAGCCATAACCCACAGCATTAACCTGAGGTTCACCGCCGTTTTTAGCATATTCGACAAAGGAAGGAATCGGATATACCCGACCAGGCCGGTCGGCATGGCACAATTTTTCAAGTGTTTCCTTTGTAAGTTCAGCAGGTAACTTCTGGCCTTTCTCTACAATGATGCAGCCTTTAACCCTACCCCAATCAATCTGACACGTAGAGCCGCCAGTATTAAGTAACGCGCTCTCACAGGTTCTAATATTTCTCATTTTATCTACAATTTGGATTGTTAATAGTAATTTCCATACTTTTGATATTGATGGCGTCTATAGTCTCACTAAGGGCATCACCCTTCTCAGTGTAGACTCCATATCTGCCATACGAATAGTTTTCTGAATAACCATGTTTGACCTTGTCTTCATACCCCCAATCAAACCTTTCATCTTCCAGAAGAACAGTTATCAATCGGTTGTAAATCGGACGAAGAATATTCTTGAAAGATGTGATATGACGTTCCTCATTGCTCCACTCACGGTTGGATGAGCAAGCTATGACTAATGAAACTTTTGCCTTTGCAAAGTAATCCGTGCTGTTCCTTTCCTCAGTAATCGGACAGAATAGCGCTATGAGAGGAAACTTTGAAGGTGTCGTCTTATCCGATTTAGTAGCGGTATCAAGTACGTCTTTAACATACTGACCGTTTCCGAATACAAAATTTATTGGCAGGTTCTTAATAACCTTCCGGGTACCTTTACTATCAGTATAGATCACCTCAAGCTCTTCCGGGATTTTCTTCACCACATCAGCGAATATGTCTATGATATCGGTATTGATCATAAGTTGAAAGTATTGATCGGAGTTAATAAATTGCTGTCAATACTTACCGTGAAAGGACATTGCTTCGAAGATGCCCACCTCACAAACTCACGGTTCTTCTTTACCATGTCATTCCAAGTACTTACTTGCCGTTGGATCGGTGCGACATAGGTGTTATCACACTTTAGTCGTACAATTCCTTTAATGGTAGCCTGAGTATTGGCATCACGCAGGATATAGAAGAACACATAGTTAGCGAACGGTTCGCGTAGCAGCTTGCATAATGATTCATACTTTGATTCTTCCTCACCCGCTGCGACAGTAGCTTCTTCCTCACTGTCTTCCTCGGCTTCGGCATTCTCCTGTTCCAGCAGTTCAAGATAGTCTGTAACCTCTTTGGAGAGTTTATTCCCCAACATGCTTGACAGGAAAAGAGGTTGGAACTCCTTTATATACGCCACTATCGTATCATTCACAGCAATGGAATCTTGTGAAGGAAGTTCTGCCAATGTCGCATTAGCAATATGTCGCGGCCCGGCAAGGAAATATGAAACATCAATTAGCATCGTTATTCAGTTTTACGAGTAGCCGGTCTCCCCCTCTTTTTCTCTTCTACGTTGATTGTTTTATCGTCAGACGTTGCAAGTTCTTTAGAGTCTTCGGCCGGGAGTTCCTTTGAGTCACCTGCAGGCAACTCTTTCTTATCTGCAACAGCTTCAAGTTCCGAAATACGGGACTGCAAACCATCGCGTTCAGCAGTTAGAGAAGCAATGAGAGCATCCTTCTCTTTCATGTTCAGCTCAAAGCCTGATATTTGCGATTTCAGACTTTCATTCTCTTCGACAGATGCAGTAAGTTCAGTTAGCTTTTCATCCATCGCTTTACGGGCGTCTTCCTTGGTGATAAGCCCGCATTCGGAGATAGGGGTGAATGAAATCAATCCCCTACCTGTACGAATGCGTTGTTCTCTAATCACATTGGCGACATCCTTTTCATTTCCATCAAGAATGTATTTCATATTTTATGATTTAGCTTTAGTGATCGCAGTTTTCAAAGAGGCAAGATTGCCATAAGCATAAGCCCAAGGCATGTAAACCGGGAAGATTACTTCTTCTTGCGCAATCAAAACAACTTCGTTACACAACTTGGTGTCAACATCTTCAGCCCATTCAAGAGTCAATGAAGAATAATCAACCAAGTTTGAAGCCTGATTAAAGTCTCCAAGCAAATATTTTCCAGGCATGATACCCTGATATTCAATGACAGGACGTCCAGCAATGTATTTCATACCGTTTCGCATTGAAACAATCCCCAAGTTTCGCCCGGTAGTGTCTTTTTCAGATTCGATAGCATTGACTGTGATCGGATTCAAAACTATGGCGTTCGGATAATACTGTGCATACGTCATTACAGCGAAAGCAGTCTTTACGACATCTTCGGAGTTCGGTTCCTCGATGTTCTTGAAAGCAGCATTATTCACGGTGAATGTCATTTCTGCAAGGGCAGTCTCAGCACCTTTGTATGCAACACCCTCAATGAGAATTTGACGGTCATTCATCTTAACGAGAGCATGAGCGCTGTTAAGGTCAGTATTCACGGCTGCCTTGGCAAACGTGATTGTCATACCATCAATAATTAAGTCTTGCGGATTGGCAAACTCAATGACAGTATCCTTGTTATCATTTTGTCCTGATACAGCCTTGACAGAACCGGCAGAACCTGTGATTATAGCATCACTGATGATGGCCTCTACAGAAGTAACACCTGTATGATTCACGATACCGAGCAGATTTTCACCATTGCCATCTCCAAACAAGATGTTCCAGTCTTCAGCCATCCATACAGCCTCAGGTAACATATTAAGGATGTATGAACGGATATACACACGGCTTTTGAGCATACGTCTGGAAATTCGGATATGTGTACCCAAACGTTTAGTGCCAGTCTGTTGCTCCTTAACCTTAATGCTCGATTCAGGCAATCTACCATTCTCGGTAACATACCTGGCGTTACGGTCAAAATCATACACTTGGGCATAAGCCAACTGAGGGAATGCCGGATCACCCTGCAAAGTAGTAAGCACATCGCGCATATGCAACGGTTTATTTGAAACCTGACTAACTACGCGCTTTTGCTGTTGGGTAATCAATAATTCACCGGTATAATTGTCGGTCATAGACACAACATCTTTCAAGGAGAAACCATCAAAAGAACCGGATTTGCGCGTCTTGCCAGAAACAAAATCAGCAAATTTTTCAGAGTCTAACATCTCATTCAATTTATCATCGAATTTGTTGATAGTCTCCATTGATAAGCCTTTCTGTTTCATCTTCTCGATACTTTCACCCAAATTCTTGACCTGTTCAACGAGGATTTCGTTGTCCTTGATAAGCTGAGTGAACTTTTCACCATCGTAAGCTTTCAACAGATTGTTGACTTCGGCGAACTTTTCAGTCACTTCACTGGGGGAAAGCATACCCTCAAGAGATTTGTTCATGACATCACACATCATACCAGCGATGTTTTCCATGAACGACTTCTGCTCAGTCGGCAGATGGTCAGTTTTCAGATTAAAATCTGATACAGTAAATTTCTTTAAAGACATAATTTTTTTTCAATTTATTGTTCGACAAAGCAATCATTCAGAGTGTGGAAGAAAGTGCTGGTATCAGCGGCTTTCCCTGTATCAACAGTTACTTCATTGGCTCCTGCTGACGGGGTCTGAGTGTCATTCAACGGCTCATTGCCACCTTTAGGTGAAGTATCTGTTGACTCATCTTTGATAACTGCATTACTTTTATAGACTCTTGCCCAGCAATGAGGGCAACGTACATAATTCGAGATATTATCCATAGACTTAACATCCAGCATTTTCTGTGTGTCAAGAATGGCAATAACCTGTTCCCGGATTTGTGGGGTGAGCTTATTCATTTCCTCACGGACAATATCCTCTGTAATCCACCGGTGATATTGCGCAGCAAGCTCTAACACTTGCTGAGAATAAGTTACTTCTGGAACATCATCATAGTTAAACTCATAGCCACAATGTGGACAAGTTACTATGGGAGCACCACTAAGTGCTTTTAGCATTAAATTCAGTTGCATATCATAAGCATTTAAACGTTCGTCAGAATACCTGAAATGGAAGGACTTCCGTATAAACTCTATAGCATCTTTTACCTGTTCATTCGTGGCAGACTTAATATCAACCAGAAACGTTTGAGGATTACTCCCCCATGCAGTCAAAGTCGAATATTCTCCCATGAACCATTCTTTTACTTTTCTTCGATCTGCCTCATCACGCTTTATCGCTTTGACACCGATAGAATGTTCAAGAGTTCTACCATTCTCAGCATACAGTTTGTAATCTTCCAAAGTGTCGCGCCCCATCTGTTTTTTGAGATTAATCCGCCCGACCATCACAAGATTATTTTCCTTTTCTTCACCAGAAAGAGGAACACCTAAGAGCTGGTCAGTTCTATGGTTTAAGAACCAACGCATACGATTAAAATTCTCTTTCAACGTTTTATTGAAAGAACCAGGCATTGAAATATCATCCTGTGAATCCTTAACACCAATGCCATTAACAGCTACTGTAACAACACCTTTTTCATCAACATCATTTGCCTTCGTTTTGCACAGAAGGTTTTTGTAATTCTCCATCTACACTTTTTGTTGTTAAGTTCAACATCGTTTTAACTTTCTCTATTTCGTCAGGTGACATCTCGTATATGAGTTTACTATACAGCGGGATTTCAACCTTACTTTCTCCTATTTGTGCTCTCCAGTCATTCAAACAGATAATACCGGAAAGGAATTCTTCACGACACCTCTTAGAGATACTTGTGTTAACCGTTTCTGCCTCTTTCTTTCCTTCTTGCAGACAATCGACATGACTGAAATCACAGTCGATATAAAGCCCATCGGATTCAAGCCCCAAGAATTCAGTGATATCTTTGCAGAACTGACTACACATAGGTATGATTATAGAGCTATACACGTTCTTCTCAACTGTTTTCTGATTATTAAATGTGGAGCGATCTTTACGAGGTACAAGCTCGGCCGGTACACCGAAAGCACCGGCAATACTAATTGCATCAGCTAATGTCTCTTCAAAGGGCTGTAACTCTTGAATAGACAAATTGGTACGAAGAAAATCCAAAGGAATATTTGAAATTCCAAAAGGAAACTGCCCCTTTCCCACTCCATAGGTTTTGTTATGCTCTTTCAAAATCTCTTTTTTCTCATCAGGAGTCATTGCAATTGTACCTGTTTCATCCTTTTTGGCAGAAATCAGCCATCCCAGACCTCCACGTTTAACATATATCACATTTCTGGCATCATAAACTGCAATAAGGTTACTTATGGGCTTTAGCTGAGACTTTAGCCTACTGGTTCCACGTAAGAAACCCACTCCCGGATATAAATTAGGAATACCCTCACGATCATGTAATATCTGTTTAGATGGAATATGAATACCAGCGCTGAAGCCAAAACTCAAATTATAGTAATCTACAATTTCTTCAATCTCAGCAATACCAAACAATGGAATATTATTACGTACAGGAACAATCTCTACCTTATCAGCAGGCAATACCCAATAATTGGAACACCATTGCCACAGGTTCTTGATTTTCGAGAAAGATTCCGGAACAGCCGCTCTGAAAAAGCTATCGCCAACACACAATTTGTATACATGATGAGAATAAACAGTTTCCTTCCAGCTAAACAAACAATTAGGCTTATTCAAGATATGATTGACCTTTTCATTATTCCAAACAATACTATCATCTTTGGATTTCTTAAGTACAAATTTGGCACCTGCTATCCTGGAAGCTATATAATCAATAGGGAAAAACACCTCTGGAACAGTGTTGAACAGTTCAAGAAAATTGCGGCTACAAACAAAAGGATTAACAAAAAGTTCCTCAGCCACAAATTCTCCGGCAACAGTTCCAGAAGGAACTGCTGTATCTTGTGGCTGGGTTTCTTTTTCTTTATCCGCCGTATTTTTCAAATCATCCTCTGATTTCTTTTTAAAAAGGTTCCAACTCATCTGATTATCTTTTGAAGCAAATATAGATAGAAGAGTATACAGCTTTTCTGAATCAAAACATCTTGACACATACAATTAGGAACATAATAGTATATATATTGCTAATTATCAATTCGTTACATAGGGTATATTTTAAGAGAGGTATTTTATTATGTAGTACGCCAAACCACTCAAAGCAATGTTTGCTTCTTTGTTTTCACTATCAATATTATAGTCTAACAGGCTATTCAGAAAGCAACAATAGTCTTCAGATTCCTCAAGTTTGCTTTCGGATAGCAAGAAGTATTCTCTAATATAATCGGAGGTAGCAGCAATACGCTTATCCACATCTGGGAATTCTTTAGCAACCCTCACATCAGGAAGCGTTTCACGAAGCTCTCTGACCATTGGGAAGTAAGCATTTGAGCATTCCACGATGTAAGGGTTTGCTTGATGGTGTTTTATTGAAGACTTGATCTCATCCATAGAAGATGTCTGCCGATAGACTACATCTACAAGATGCCACTTTTCACCACACTTGAACGCCTGAACAAGCAAGAAGTGATCGTTGACATTCGGAATGACATAGACGATCTTATTGCTATATTCATGTTCGGTGCCTGGATTAAAGTACGAGAAAGCACCCTTGTTGCCGTAGAGATTTCTCTTTCGCCGGTTGCTGAAAGCGGTGTACTCTTCATGACATAAGTCTGTCACTACATAACGAAACGTATCAGAGTTATGCACTAACACTCCATTTGCAAAAAATGTATGCGATGTAGTAGATATGTCGTAAACATCACTTATTTCGCCGATACGCAGCAGAACATTTCCGAGAACAGCACTTCGTTTTAGAATACCGGTTGATAACAAATTTAGACCCGCACATCGCGCAAACGCGCTCTTCATCGTCAACTCCTGAACATCGTCTCCATTCTGCTTTGCAGTTATTACTGCAAAATTTCGGAAGGTGTTGGCTATTGCTCTCAAAGGTTCTACCGCACATTTCACAAACATATTGACGCATCGGTTTATCTTTCCACATACGTTTTGCATTTTGAGAATGCCATTTTTGCCCATCCTCGGACGCATGCCACTCTGGTGCTTTCTCTCTCGCTTTTTCCAATCCCTTATGAACTTTGCTCCATGTTCCATCTCCATACAATTCTGTATGAAGTTTCTCATGCTCGTCAGCAAGCATAATGGTGAGATTGTCAAGTGTGTTATTATTGTAATCACCATCAATATGATGAACACAATAGCCCGCAGGAATTTCGCCATTTGCGAGATACCATATATATCGGTGCAGGTATGTTTTGACGAGTTTTCCGTCAATTCTAACCCATCCGCGATAGTATTTCCTATTGCTTTCACATTCGCTATCAGGGTAACGATGAAATTTGCAGCTGTTGTAGGTGATAGTTTCTCTTGCCATATCTTGCCATTTGAATATCGAGTGATAATATCTCCTGCTTTTAAGTTATGTGCCGGGACAAATCCCCGATGAGTAAATATCGGATGGTCATAGGTGAGGTTTAATCTCTGACCTTGTAAATTTAGTGAAAAATATTGAGAATTCCTAATGGTACACAGTGAATTATAAACGCTTTGCCATCCTTTTTCGGTCAATACTGAATCTCCGATTTTAACCTTTGAAATCGGCAACAAGCCACGCGATGTAACAATAGGTGTGTCGGGGGTAAAGCACATATGCCCGTGCTCTTCGTATGTCTGCATTGTAGTCTTATTCTTGACCTTAGTTTTGAGGATGGCACCGTTAGCGTCTTTCTGCACGCTCATGTAATCTTCAATAGAAACGGTACAGCTCTCATCAATACCTATCTCGATACCCGGCACTATTTCGTCAAAGATAGCATTGATAAACTCACCAGCCATCGCTACACTTGGATTCTTGTTACCTACCTTATCTTCAATCTCAAAACCTTCTTTCTGCAAAGTATCTATGAACAAGTCCATCCAGGAACGTTTCTCATCATCAATACTATTGGCTGCCTTCGTCGAAGCGTCTCCATGCAAGTAGACCTTATCACAGTAACCAATATCTTTCAAATACTTGCCTACAAGTTTGGAAGACTTCTTCACAGTATTGTTTGGGCTCTCGGCACAAGTCTCATGGAACTGCCATATCTTAATGCCAGTGGATAAATCCACCTGCCAATACGATACGCTGATGTATGGAAGTACATTATTATCGACTGATATATGGATGGGGAGGTCTGGTATATATGGATGCTCGCCGGAATGCCTACCTCTATGAAATGAACCAAAGAACTCGCTACCGGTACGAATGACGCCCCACTCGCCCAGAGCATATACATTGTAATAATCCGGATCATTCAAACGGTCTTTCTCAAAATCGGCAATACATTGTTCATCATAATATCCATAAGTTCCGTCCGGGCTGCCAACAACCCAGAAGTTATTCAGATAGGTGGATTGGATAACAACCATATCCGGTGCATGTTCCTCTATCTGCCTGGTCCTCGGATTCAAAATCGACTTCGTAGAGTTCATCCGGATGGATTTTACTTTTGTCAATTCCTCCGGCAATGCTTTCCCGGCAATTTCCACAGTCATAGAGACATCATGCCACTTCTCTGTGTCAAACAGCTTCCTTTTTATCCAACACGTTTCACTAACAGGGTTGAAAGTACAGATAATTTGCTGGCCGACTTTTCCACGCAGGCGCTTACGTATCTGCTTTAAATCCGGTTCATCAAATTCGGATAATTCCTCAAGGTGTACACGTTTATAGTTGGATATACCCTTTATCTTCTCTGGATCATCAAGACCGGAGAAGTCAATTTTTGCACCATTGTACAAACACTTAATTGTGTTCTGCTGGAATTTGAAGAGATGGTCTATTCCCAACCCTTTAGCCGCTACTTTATAGTCCTCATAGATGGTTTTCTGTATAGAAGCTCCAACCTTACGCATAACCAAAGTGTTCTCACCGTCCTGTAAAGTCTGTATAAGTATTGTCTGAGCAACACTATAGGACTTTCCGGACGAAGAACCACCATACAAGATGATGAAACGCAATGTCGCATCTTGTAAGTACTTCAGCAGATAAAAGCCGTTAGGATTGAGTTTTTTATAATTTACGATCATTCTATATTGTTCTATAAGTCGGACTCCACAGCTGGAAAAACACCCGAAATCGTCTATTTTATTGTCCTATAATTCTGATACGCTATCATCATCGAACCCAATGCGAAGCTCACCGGATTTTCCTCCGCTATTGGTAAGGTCTATCTTAGTAGGCGCGTCCCATCCGTTCCAGGCACCAAGTAACCGGGCCGCCTCAGTCTTACCATGATATTCATAAGTAACCTCTCCCCGCTTGTTCTGTATCTTCTTCAATGCATTACGAGCACGCTTTGAAAGCTGGGATGGACTTCTCAGCTTAGCCTTTCCAGTCTTCGGGTCTATATAATGCAAATCATCCGGGTCTGCGAGAACAATATCCATTAACACCTTCTCGACCGTTTTACGCTCAACCTCAGACTCTTTCGCCCTCTTATCCCTTATTTCATTTATCCTTGCACTAACCTTGCTATTTTTAAGGAGCCTGCTTGCAGCACTCCAAATCGTTTCAGGTTTCATGTTCAAAGTATCATAAGCCATACGATACGCCTCACTTGCATTGCCGTCTGTGTCAACGTAATAATGGCAGAACTTCTCTTGTTTCAATGTTAATGCTTTCTCTTCACCCATAGCTACACATATTATAAATTCCTACAGAGAGAGAACTAATCAAAGCTACTCAACCTGTAGGAATAATTATGAAAGGCTTTTCATTTACAGAACTTTTCTATTTCTCCGCCTCCGCATTTTTTTGAGGATCTTCCTTTCTCCGCCTGGCGAATATCTTTTCTATGCCTCTCTCAACTGACATATAGGACAAAGGTACTAAATAGATACCCTGATTCACCTGTTGCTCCAAATTGTCAAATTCACGTTTTTCCCCAACAAGCTCTATATCAATGTTTTTGTAGTATTTTACAAGATTGGCAAAATGTAGTACCGTAACCGGTTCTACATTCGCTATGTTAATCAAAGGCTTATTGCAGCCAACGGCATAGATAAGCCCTTCGATCACATCATCTATGTAAGTAAAGCAACGGATGTTCTGACCGTAATTGTACAGCTCCACTTTATCCCGATTCAACAGGTACCAGAGAAGAGTTCTATTACGAGGGTCCGGACCATACACATTATGAAGCCGAACACCTGTTGCATTCTTACAGTAGATGGATGCATATTGCTCATCGAAATGCTTGCTTATCCCGTACATCGAAGTGGTGTTACACGGGTTAGCTGTCGAAGAGCTTGCATATACAAGTTTCACATGATATCGCTCACACTCATCAACGACTATCATAAACGTGTCAATGTTATCTTTCCGGATCTGCGCCAAATCATCATTGAATACGCTGGTTTGCGCTGCCAGGTGGAAGACACACGTTACATCTCTATCTTTCAAGTACTCGCCAATGGTGGATGCCTCTTGCCCGGTCATACGGTCAATTTCGATTACTTCAACAGCACGTTTTCTCAATTCTTGGCAGAGCGCTTTACCTATAAAGCCTGCACTGCCGGTTACAATCATCTTCATTAATCTATATAAACTATTGCAATTTAAAATATTGTTCATTTGAGCGGATTAGAGTGACTACTGATAAAAAATTATATCGATATTAGCTTGGAACATTAATTTTTATTTTCTAATTTTGAAATGAAAACAGAAAAAATATACATATGACTCATAAATTCTATATATTACGATAATTAGCAACTAATCATGTTATATTATGGAAGATTATATTGACCCGAATAAAATAATAATTGAGAAGACGGTTGAAGCTCTTGTTAATAGAGGGATAAATAAGATAATTAATATATACGACAAGTATCATAAAAAACTAGTAGCCCAAGCTAAGACTAAATACAACCATACTGATTACGAATATTTTGTCAATTTATTAAATTTAGAAATTTCTGAAACTGAAGTCTTGAAATCTATTTCATACAATTTGAGGACCTCTTCCAATTGGTCAAATGAAGTTACTTTCTCACACGCAATTACATCAAAATCCTTACAAAAAATATTTGTAGATATTGATTTATATTTATCACCACTTAAGTATCGTTTTGATTTGGAAGAGCAAACTCAAAAAATAAGTTCTAAAAATTTCGCTAGAAATTGGGAAAAAAATAAAATTATATATGGAGGTGCTGGAGCAGGAAAAACTACTTTATTAAAAAAGGTATATTTAAATTTTTCTAATATTAAAAAGGATTACAATTTTTCTTGTCCAATAATGATCCGTTTTAGGGAATTAGACTATGATAAACTTATAAAAAACAACTTTGGATTATTTAAAATTCTATCAGATACTTTAGGGATACATTTTAACTTTCCAAGAAAAAAGAAATATCATGAAGATTTTGGAGAAAAGTATGAGCAAATGATGAAACAAACAATCATTGCATTTCTAGAAGATTGTAGCATATTACTCATTGCTGATGGTTTTGATGAAATTCCCAATCTTTCAGTGAAAAAAAATATCGAGAGAGATTTTTACGAATTATCTACAGCTTTAAATAAATCCAAATTTATCCTAACATCAAGAACCAATGATTTCTCGATGCGATTATCCCAAACTGATATGTTTGAGATTTGCCCATTAAACGATGAACAAATAAAAACGATAATAAGCAAATGGATTACAAAAAAAGAAGATGTAGCCAATTTTCTCAGACAAATTAAACTATCTCCATTTTATGATACAGCAATGCGTCCATTAACGCTCTCTCATTTATGTGCTATTTACGAACGTAAAAGGGCAATTCCATCTAAACCACGCTATGTCTATGATTTTATTATTGAATTATTGCTTGAACGCTGGGATCAAGAAAGAGCAATAATAAGGCCATCTGAATATGCTGATTTTTATATCGAAAAAAAGAAAGAATTTCTTGCCCATCTATCTTATCTTTTAAGCTATCAAATGAATATAAATGTTTTTAGTTCAGATGATATTCGAAAATGCTATAAACAGATTCATACTACCCATAATTTACCAAAATCCCAAGCGACCAAAATTGTAAGAGAAATTGAAAGTCACACGGGCATTTTTGTACAAACAAGTCAAAACCTATATCAATTCTCCCATAAATCACTACAAGAATTTTTAACTGCAAAATACATATGCAGCCTATCACAAATTCCATCGAGCTCAATTATAAATAAATTACCAAATGAAATAGCAATAACAATTAGTCTGTCATCTTGTTCAGATTCCTATTTTATAGAATTCAACAAATCATTTTCAGAATACGATCCTGAATTCTGGAAAATATTTTTAACTCGGTTAATAGATGAAAAACCTGATTTTAGTAACACCCCTTCAGTAATAATATTTTTTCTCATTCAAATTGGAACAAATCAAAGATCTTTCTTTAAAGATGCTTTACTAAAGTTATTTGAATCGACTAATTTGAAACAAGTATCAAAATCTTTATTTCTTGAATATCAAGAATCTCAAGATATTGGAGAATACCTAATATTGGTTAGCAAAAAATTAAAAAAACAATTAAAAGACAGAAATTATTATCCTTCTCAATTATATATTGAGAAGGAGATATACCATATTCTTAAAGAATGATTATATCCAAAGGAATGTGTTCTACCATGCTGCGACTTAGCTTAGAAGCCTCGTTCGACTGTTTGTTAGCTTTTTCTGCAAGTTCTCTCTACCTGTCGGCTCTCGCCTCTTGTCTTTCTTTTCTGTTCATAATTCTTTGGTTTATTGGTTTGACTTATATAGAAAGTCCACAGCTATTACACTGTGGACTCGCAACTATTTCTTTGACGGAAAATCATCAAATAATCCAGGCTCCCGGGGAGTTAAAGCATTAAATTCCTGTTGGAAAAACTCTGCCTTTGTCCGACCTTGCTTCTTCCCTACCCTTGTATGTACATCATAGGTATAGGCAGGAATAGAAATGGGATATCGCCTCACGTCTTCTATCCACTTTTCAATGTCAACTTCTCTCCTATCGTAAATGAAGTTTTGCAGGTGATCTGCATCCCGGCACTTCCTACACTCACAGAGGATAATCACAGCTTTACTGACAAAGATGCGTCCTTTCGGCTGAGGAGCCTTTTTATTGACGAGCTCATGCCCTTGCCATAAAGCCTCAATCTCTTTGGTTATGATACCGAAGCAATCCTCAGCACTGATGGTGAATAATCTCTTCCAAACATAATCCCTATATCCACTCGCCCACAGCTCCAAGGCAAAAAAGCCGGCAACACCGGTATCAGCTCGCCTGATGGCTTTTTGCATGGCAGAACTCACCTCATAGAAATCATATCCTCCAACTGTTCTAATAATCATAATTTCAATTTAATTATTTGACTTTTAGTTTATTACATCAGTAAAATTAATCATAATTGACGGAAATAGCAATCAGAATGAGCGCCATTTAAACGCCTTTTTTACAGACTGTTAGAATTTGAATTTGCAGGAAATATTGTACTCTACAAGCTGCTTTGTCTTATCCTTCCCGTTATTAGTAGCACTCTTCAACAAGATACTATCACCAAAATTCTTTTTGATGAAAAGGATAGATCTACGCTCTTCTTCCTGATTGCGAATGGAAGCCAAACCACCGGCATTGACAAATGTGTTCTTCTGCTCAAAATTATAGCGCAGGTCCGTCAATATCCGGCGCTCCTTATACTTCATATAGCAGCTTATCCAAAAGTCTTCCTTAAGCCTTATTTCCTCATTCCACCATGTATTTTTGTTGTAGATAACACCATAGGAACAACCGGTTATCATTTTTGAGAGAGAAAGGAATCCAGTCTCATCATACATCACAGGAGATATACGGGAAGTAAAACCAAACAGATGCACATCCATTAGCTTGGCTATATCATGTAAAGACAATATGATATGAGTTATTAAGTCCCTATCCTTTACACGGCAAGGCTCACCCTTTTCGGCATATATTGCTTTACAAGCATGTACATCATCATCAAGCATGAATAACTCTCTGAAATGCTTTGCCATCCAATTACGTTTGGGAATAAGACCTATCACATCATTAGGATGAGTTACTATTTCACAATCCGGATTAAACTGCCGGTACAAATCTGCCTGGCTCTCAGCAACACAGATTATTGGATCGTTCACCAGTTTTTTAGCGAACACCCGGTCATGGCGCTTATGACTTGGTATTACTATCTTGCAGGACATGGCGAACGTCTTTAATATCAATAACATTACTTTTACTCACTTTCCCGGTCTTATACGATTTCATGCGCTGCATGTTCAACCTTTCACGCAGCCAATTACTATCAACCTCATTACTTGATATAATAATGAAGAGCTCATGTTTTTCATCGTACTTGGGGATAAGAGGATAAACAGCGGTATCATCTGTAATGGCTTCAAAGCGTTCCTTGAATTCATCCTCAGTCTTTTCCGGTGCAAACTCCATACCCCAGTCCTGTAACTCTGCCCTGTCCCACTCATTTTGCAGAATATCCAAATCATTCTCACCAAAATTGATATTGTCTTTGGCGGAATATTCGCGTAATTTGCTGACTGGAGTAATCGGTTCCAAGACTTTACAAGGAAGCTCGGTATAGCCAAGTTCCTTACAGGCCCGGAGCCGTAAATTACCACAAACAACAATGTACCTGCCATCCGAATACGGAAAGACAATCAACTCACGTAGTTCAAGCATTTCCGGACAATCAGAAATACTTTTCTTCATCGCTTCATAGCGATAATCCCGGAAAAAGCGCGGGTTCTTTGGAAGCCCGGCAAGTTGCCCCTTGTTAAAGTCCAGGAGGGCAATAGAAATAATCTCTGTCATAACTAACTATTTTTTCAACAACACAAAATCAACATCACCATAGTCAGTATAACAACCTTAATCCTCTCGCTTGGCGTTAAAATTTATCTTGTCCTTTATAAGCTGTTCTATGTCTTTACAACCTATTTTTTGAAGATATGTCAACGAAGCGATTATGACATCGGCAGCTTCTTCCTCTTGTTCTGAGTATTTAGGAATATGCATACTACGATACTCAGAGGCATTACACAACTCACGCCACTCAGCTGATATAGCGACAATAATCGCTTTTGCTGAACTATGTTTGCCGATTTTCCCTCTTTTGATCGCAGTTCTCAAACATTTAACTGCAAGCTTGTTTAAGGTTATCATAGCTATACTTTTTATATTACTTCACCTGAGTGTACATTAACAATGCACGCTCACAACCATACTTTTTACAAATTTCTTCCCTAAAGACCTCTACGTCATTAGTCGGCTCATTCATATTCTTTATAACTGTCTTCTTATCAGAAGAGTCAAACAATTCAGCCCGATTCACAATGTATTTCATAATTCATTATCATTTTCCTTTTTATATTTCATCTCAAACACTTTCTTTACTGTATCACAAATAATGGCCACAATAGGTATTGCACAGATAAGCGCACAGCTAATCCCTCCCCAATTCATATTCATTTTTTTATTGTTTTGAGCCTAATTAGGCTACATCGTTAATACTAATTTCTCCTTTCAAAACTCGCTCTACCTGTCTGTCGATTATCTCTTGAAATTCAATTTGGCAGATAAGCGAGCAATCCGGTATAATCTCTTCCACAGGGTCGCCCCGCCACGTTGGCAGTTCGTCAAGGAAGATGCGCCCGTCTTTATCCTTTAGACACGTTGCGCTTACATCACGTTCAATCTGTGCCATTCGGTTAAATACTTCTGGGAAGTCCTTCCGGATTTTATTCCAGTAGCCCATACCGCCTTTCACACAGCCGATGCAATTATTGTTGTTGTAGCCCATTGAGTACATGATAGGCTGTTTAATACCTGCTTTCCAAAGCATACCCATTGCATCAGGTTTCGTTATTTGCCGTTCAATAAGCGGAAACAGCGGCTTTGTGTCTGGATATTGTTGTTTTAGTCGGATAGCCCGGTTAATCTCTTTTGGATCGTAATCGAATCCCCAAACTTGACCGTCCCAAGAATCAAATTCCTTTTCTAACTTATACCGAACTTGTTTCTTCAGTTCGAATGTACAAGCTGCACCAGTCGGACCATTGATGTATCGTTTCTTAGTTAATACATCTTCAACATTGATATACTTATCACTACGGATGATATGGATAGGCTGATCGTACCATTTTTCGCAATCTGCAAGGAATCGAGCGTTATCGGGATGCCCGGATCCAGTTTCGATGTAGTAAACTTGCACATCATCGTACAAGCTCAATGCTATCTTACAAGCTACTGCTGATGTTACACCACAAGAAAACCATGCTATAATCATTGTTTTTCTCTTTTATTTTTATACTTTTGTTCCGTTAATTCCAACATGAAACTAGTTTATCAAAAAAACTAGGTTGGAAAAAATGGAGATGCCGTCTCCGTTCCCTCGTTTCTCCATGGAGTCCGAGGTGAGGACATGACCGGACTTTGAAGCTAAAAAGGCGTAAGCAGCGTCGTAAGACGAAGTTTGTGGGGTTCGAATCCCCACCTCTGATAATTCTAAAAAACAACATATTGAGCAGACCACATAGGTCTGCTTTTCTATTTTATTCATTTCTATACTGTTTTTATTTTGAATAACTCTTTTTATTTGAGGTGCATAAGTTAAGACCCGCAATTCCCAACCTGCAATCATCGCAGTAAGTTTGATCGCCTCTATCTACACATAGCCTATCTCTTACTACTTCTGATTTAAGTAAGTTGATTACATTTTCAAGCTCTGCATTTTCTTCTAACAGGCTGTTTCTAATTTGCTCGTACTCTTTTCGGGGCATTAAAGCCTTATATTCTTCCTCTGATAGAATGTATTTCATACTCGTTATTATTGATTTGAGGGTTTTTCATTTATTTCGATGGATATGTTTGCAATACCATCTTTAAGCTTAATCCCATTAACGAGGCTACTTGCGATAAATGCGCACAAATCTTCTTTCTTTTCGTAGACCCTAACTCCGCAAATATCACTTCTCAGTATATGACCGTTTACTGCTTTTTCTATTTTGAAATTTACTTTATTCATAATTTTTCTTAAATTTGTTATTAGTTAAACTTCGGTATTGGCATCCACATATCACACACATACCCACCATAGTCGTCAAATTCAAAATTAGGTAGAGTTGCGACACATGGCAACCCGTCAGGTGAAACGAATATATATCCACCAACAATAGCTTCATTTGATACCATTCGACAAAGTACAAATTCGCTCTCATCAGGCAAACGCTCCTTTACACTTATCCAAGGAGATTGTTCCTTACAATAGCTATATCCACACTGAAAATCTTCTATACTGTCAGCATGGCGGGAAACATAGTTATCCGCATCAACTTCTTTTAGGACGTCTTTTCTGAACTTCGTTTTTTGAGTAGCATAATCGTATGCTGCTTCTTCTAAGGTCTGTTTCATGTCTTTCTTTTATTGAATTATTCTACAAACACATTCAATTAGCAGCATGAAAAAAGTAACAGTAAAAAGAGATTTCCAGAACCTTATTTTCTTTTTATTTCTTTCTTCTGATTTCTTGTAAATTTTGTCAAATAGCTTTTGACAATCATCTTTGTAATGCTCAAATTTCTTTTCAACATAACCTGTAATGTCATCAACAATGGCATACTTTATCTTTTCTGGAACAGACATCGGATAGCCCCTTTCACTATAATTCCCTTCAGTTATGACAGAATGACCTACAAGTTCTTCCACACCTCTTATCCTAAATTCCAATTTGATAGGATTCATACCATCATTAAGATAAGTCCTGAATTTCTTTTCAGCCAGTTTCTCTATTTTCTCGCTATTCATTTTTGCTATACGCTCTATTTCAAGAAAATATTTCTCATCTACGACATAGGCTGTTGAATCAAATTTATATCTAAACTTTATTTTACTCATATACTTAGTTATAAGTTAGATTTCATTGGTTACTTCATCTTGATGGGAAACATAGTACGGTTGTCCGAACTCTTTGCCATTAGTAAAATCAATACACTGTAACCTACTTAAAGCATAAGAAAAGCATTTATTATTATAATCATATATAATTCTACTTGCATGTGATATATGACGTAGACCATCTCCACATTCTTTTATTATTCTTTCCCAATAAGGCATTTCAAGAGCACATATGTCTAATATCTGCTTCCTTACAAGTTCACAAGTTTGAATGTGCTGTTGAATATAACCACCCCCATTTTCAAAATCACCCCCTTCATTGGGACGCGGTTTCAATAAAGACATGGCTGCGCCAACCTCAGCACATAGATGTTCATAGTGAATACAATCATTTTTACTGTCGAATCGACTGTTGTCATCAGCAATATATATAGTTTTCTCTATCATAGTTTCTTCTTTATTGGTCAATTTGAAGTTCCTGTGATATTATTCCAGCACCTCCCAAAAGTTGTTTAGTACTATTGGGATTGTCAGTTTTGGCCATAATGTTTAAAACCTGTGCTTTGACTTTATAGCCTTCTATGACTACCTTTCCCAAATCAGCAATGGTTTTTGCGGTATTGACATCTATCTTTTCATTGGCAGATGCATTAGGATCACTATTGTTTTTCAGCATTTCGATAGCTTCAAACAAGTGTGTATTCAAACTATCTATACTAATATTATTCTTCATACTTTTTAATCGTTTTTTTAAGTTTTCCGTACGCCCTGATAGCTTTCTTCAATTCAGGAGGATAGCGGTGAATTGTATTAGATATCATATTCTCAGACTTACTCACAAGATAAAGATTGGATATATCCACATTCAGTTTATTGCCGTCCCTAAATCTAATAACGCAATCAGCGGGAATCGCCCCATTGTGTTTAGTCCAGATTAATCTGTGCTTCAATTCAAATACATTGGGCTCAGTAGTCTTTACCTCAATATATCCGTCTCTGGTAATACGTTCATACCCAATCGGTTTATGATTCTTTGGAATATCCCCCTTTTTAAAACGCGTCTTCTTCGTTTTCTCGATCTGAGCAATAGACATATATTCTGTTTGTTTACGTCCTTTGTTGACCGGTTGATGTCCTTTTGGAAAGAACCCCTTTGAAGAATGTTCTAACATGAATTCCGGTGACTTCCTAAGTTTCAGTTTAAAAGCCCTTCCTCCAACGGCACTTTCAGTTGAGCCAAGGAGTGAAGCAATTTCCTGATTAGTATGATTCGGATATAAGGCAATCAGTTTTTCCTGTTTTTTAGGGTTCCATACCTTTACATCAGATGAGCGCTTCAATCTACGACATTTAGCCTTTGCCCTAACAGCACTTTTCGTCTTACCCAGAGACTGGGCTAATTCTTTTAGATCAGCAGTTGGATATTCTCTATCAAGAATAGCCAACTGTTCATTACTCCAAGTCTTATTCATGGTGTACCTTGAAAAAAGAGGAAACCGTTAGGCTTCCTCTGTGTTAGTATTATCAAGTGCTTTCAGTTGAGCATTGAGCTTCTTTTGTTTCTTCTCAAATGATGCACCAAGTTTTTTGCCTAATTCAAGATATTCATCCGGATACTGTTCAGAGAACAAAAGATTCTGGCATTTCTGCAAATAAGGATAGAAATTCACATTGTTATCTGACAAAGATTCAGCGATGAAAGCTCGATACCATTGTGCCCTATCAGCTTGGTTATTCTCAACATACTTCACAAAATCACTCTTTTTATCATATTTATCCAAGCCGAGTGATTTAAGAAAAGAACTCTTGCAGTGGCTGAGAACCATCACATCAAATACAAGTTGTTCATTGGTTGTTAACTCAACTTTTCGCTCATGGTAAGGTTTCTCTTGTGCCCAGGTACGCAGGGTTTCAGCAGTCTTTTCCACTACGATCTCTTTTGCCCTCTTCAATTGGACCCTTACCTTTTCTTTTTCAATTTCTTTAGGATCTGCAAGTGCTGATGTAGTAGAAGCAACATCTTTTCTAATGTAATAGTATTGAACTTTAAACTCTGGCCCACAGTAATCAAAGCAAGATATACAGCGGTAAATTTCAGAATCATCAAGCATCTTTTGAAGACGCTCATCTTCCTCATCGTACCAACATTTACTTCTAAAGGCTTCATTCGGATTAACAATGCAATAGCCTAACTGCTTAATAGCCTCTAATGTATTATCATGCATAGTTTTCTTTTCTTCACTCCAGTATGATTGCGGGCCATCATCAACAATAACAGTTTTCCCGAATACCAGAGGCTCACCATTTTTGACGAGAATACCATTTTCTGCTTGTATTCTACGCAGGACATAAGCAAGTTGTTTCTTCTTGTAGCATATAGGATTGGTGCAATTAGCTTTTTCGCTATTCATTTCATAGAATAGGCAACCGTGATTTGCTGTACTAAACTCGCATTCAGCACACGGTTTGAATGTACCATCATCCCAGATATCTACATTATCCTTAATCCAATCAGCCCTATCCAGCTCCATAAAGGAATTACTCACAAATCTTCTTATCATGATCACATTACACTGTCCTTCATTATCATTATGAAACCTTGCCTGTTCGGTATCATCAAGTTTAGAGAGGATCATTGCGCCGGAAATTGGAATTTCCCCATCCCTAACACGAGCTTTCAATTCCGGTATTAGGCTGTTCAATTTTACACGATCGAAAACAAAGCGAGTAGATTTTCCAAACCTCAATGCTATATCTTCCAATGTACGTCCCTTCTCCATTAACTGAGAGAAAGCAAATGCCTCTTCGATGAGATCAACATCTTTTCTTTGCAGGTTCTCGGTAATCATTGCATCAAAAGCCTCATCATCTGTCATCTCTCTGACAATACAGGAGATTGTTTGATACAACTCTGTTTTTTTTCGATGTGCTTTGATTTTCGCAATGTTCTCTTCATCTTCTTTTGATTTCAGAAGTTGTAGAGCACGGAAACGGCGCTCACCGCAGACAATCTCATAAGTGTCTTTCACATTAATAACCTCACCGGTATCTTCATCCAAATATGGTGCCTCAGATGTAGGTCTAACCGTAATAGGCTGTAGTAGACCTTGTTTCTCAATATTGGCTGCAAGTTCTTCAATAGCAACTTCATCGAAAGTCTTTCTCGGATTAAGGGGTGAAGCACTAATTTTCTCAATTTTAATTTTCTGAATTTCCATAATTCTTTTTTATATTGGTTTGACTTTTAGTTCCTTACATCAGTAAAGTTATCGTAAATTGACAAGTTATGCAAACAGAAACTTCGCCATTTTAGCGCCATTTTCATCAAGGCTTATTACGTAACTGGATGAAATCTAGCCTCTCGTATTTACGAAGTAACTCAATATCTTTTTCGCATACATTGGCTGTCGTTTCACCATTTACAGTTATGCCAGAAGGAAGATTACATAATTCTCTAATCAGTCTTATGCACTCAATCTCATTCGTTTTCCAATAGATTGTGATTTTCATCTTCTCTTAATAGTTTAAATCCAGTCGCTGATTTCGCTTTGAGAATAAATTCAGCAGCTTCATCCGTAGTTACAGTAACCCGAACACCAGTTAAATTAACGTTCTCCGCAAACTTAGGCTTTTGAAATAGCAGCTTACATGGTTTATCAAATTGTATCCACCAATACAATAATTCAGCCAAATAAGTGTCTTGTATCTTGATTATATAATACTTAGGTTCCAGCATTTTCTTCGTTTTTCATTTTATAAATTATATACCTACCAGGCGTTTTAATTCTGGTTTTATCAGAGGTAGACTTTCCAATGCTATCAATGCACTGTTGAATATACTTCCAGACTGGATTGCCTATCTCACCGTAATTGGACAGGACATAGATTTGATTCTGTTCTTTTTCAGAAAGATTCAAGTGTTTAAGACTTTCACATAAACCTTCAAAATTTCGGGGCTTACCATCTTTTTGAGATAAAGGAGATGAAAGATAATTTCCTCCTCTATTCCCCAATGGGGGTAAGGGGGAGGATAATTTATTATCCTCATTTTCATAATCATTATCATTATCAAGGTTATTTGGGTTGCCAGAAAACCCACTGGGTTTTATTGGGTTATTTGGGTTTTCACGAGTTTCGTTTCTTGGTCTTCCACCCTTATTACCGTTAGTCCTATTTCTCTCTGTAATAGCTAAATACTTCTTGGCATCCTTATCAATTGTCGGTTTTATAAAGTTGAAAGCAATCTTTGCCAATGGTTTCAACCCCCGAATATTTCCCGTTGTAGCATACTCGACAATGCTTTCGTAAATTTCCAGCCTGACATCATCCGGCAAATCCTTAATAGCCTCTCTCCACTCTTTATAAAACACAAATGATTTACGTTCCATACATCAGCACATTACAGTCTCTTTCAGATAACTCGTTACTTCACGGATAAAATCATCCAATGAACGACATAACACATATTTATTACCTACAGCCTCAACTTCCTTCTGCCAGAGCTTCTGAGAATCACGCTGGGTGCCGTTAGGTGTTTTCATCTCGATACAAAGTGAAGCATACCCATTCTTGGGTATAAGCAGTATCAAATCAGCAACACCTGCAAGGGCACCTTCAGCTTTCAGCTTACCACCAGTCACCTTATCACGTCTGCCACCATTAGGAACAGCAAAAAGAAGACTTTGCAGCTTAGGGTAGACCAAACGAAACCAGTCTATACAGGCGCATTGAATTTGATGCTCAAGATCAACTGGCTTCTTACGAGAGGGCTGGTTACGTTCTTGCTCTAAAAACTCATCATAGGTCATGGTTATTTCTCTTTAACCTTACCTGAACCTTTAGCACTCGGCTTTTTCTTTCCTTTGGGAATCTCTTCCGAATTATCAGGAATAACACGGGTATTACGCCCGGTTTTATCAATGATAACAGCTTTGCCGGCTACTGTGATTGAAGTCCTGCAATTATCAGGCAAAGAGGTGATGAAATGGCTTACAACAGGAGAATTTGCAGCTTCAGCTATACTATCAAGATGTTCCGGACGTTCTGCATATGGATATACATCCATAAGAGGTGTTTCAGACACTGATGCAATGATATAATCAGCCATCGTACCTTTCATGCCTTCGTCCAGCTTCTTAACAGCGTCACGCAGGTCGGCAGCTTGTACCAACACCTGAGTGGATGTTTTCTTTTCGGCACAACTTTTTTCATCCATAGTAATAAAGACCAGTTTGCATTTGAACCAGCGGTCGGCGGCCTCTTCTTCACTGGGGAATAATTCGCTATAGTTGGCACGTTTGATGTCTGATACTGTAAATTCGCCTGAAATAAACGGTGTCATTTCTTCAATTATACGCGCTTCGGCTTCTGTGAAGCTGAGAGCATCCACAAGATAAGGTTCCGTGACCTTCTTGTTCATACCATTTTCCATCACTTTCTCGTAACGGATTTTACATTCAAACCATGTATGCATCATATATCCTTTTTTTTGTTCAACTTCTTAATCATCTGTTTACATCGACGAGCCAGGTCCTGATCAGGCAAAACCTTTGGTGCAGTACGTTCAATAAAAATGGAGCACTGCCTTAGCAAATGCTCTATTGCCCGGATGTCAGTTCTAGAGATATTCATTAGAAATTCAGAAAGCGTTCAAACTCTTCCACCTTGATATCACGTAAAAAAACTGTAAAGAGTACATTTTTCACTTTGTCGTAAAGCTCCCGAAATTGAAACTCATCCATTTCTTCAAAAGATATGGATTTGGGAACATCCACCCACTCTTTCGTCCTTAGATTAAAGACTGTATCACAATGGCCAGCAGCAACCTCAACAGTTTTACGAAAGCGTTTCACATCATTCTTAAAATGCTCGCACACCTTTTCATTCTGATACTCCCAGGCGAGATCTATCATTTTAAAATACTTGTTATTAAATCCAACGTTACGAGGCTCTGTAATCTTTGCCTTATACATTTTACCGAGTACTAATTTCTTTTTTTCGTCATAGTCTCTATCATAGCAAGGCTTAAGACCTTCAGGAGTATTCAATAGCAGGATTTCCATAACTTTACGGATTTGGTAACACTATATCTTCTCGTTCCCAAGGTAAAATATGCTCCTGAGATGGGGAAGGTGATACGGGAACTGAAGGTGTTTGTTGTTTAGATGTCAGCATTTCCATCCCCTCAACATGCACTTCAGTTATATAATGTTTCTCACCTTTCTTTCCATCATAAGATCTTGTTCTCGATTTACCCTCAATATAGAGTTTATCTCCCTTATGGATATAACTCTCCGCTACCTCAGCATATCCTTTCCATAATACTAAGTTATGCCATTCGGTCCGTTCTGGAACTTGCGTACCATTAGGTAAAGTGAACGCTCTGTCTTTTGTAGCAAGAGTGAAAACGGCCACCTTAGCACCGCTTTCCAATGTTCTAATTTCGGGTTCCTTGCCAACATTCCCGATAAGTGTTATTCTATTCATCCGATTTTAGTTTAATTTGAATACTGTCAGACTTATTTGTAATTGTCAGATATTTAGAGTACAAATCGGGGTGATCTGCCTGAAACTTCTTTGAATCAAATTTCTTTTGTTTGGAAGCTACAGTATAGCTAACTTTTAACCTCCCAACTTCACAGGATTTGATACCCTTTTCCTTCATTATTTTTTTCAAATCAGCCCTATACCCATCCCTCACTTTCTCTAATGCTTCAATAGCTTCTTCAACTTCGATTATTGAATTTAGATTTTGAACAGCAATTATTTGATTATCATTTGCTGGTACAAGAGCAGAAGCTACAAACTGTTGGCCTCTCTTTTCGGATTCAAGAAGCCGTATCACCTCAGAATCTGGTTTTCTCTCGATCACTACTACCTCAGACTTTTCGTCACGGAGCCAGATGCCAAAGAGTTGATCTACTTTAAGCAAAGGATTTTGAAGTTCAAAAAGATAGGCGCAAATAGAGAGTTGCCATGACAAATACTCTTTATCAAGAGAATAAGTTGTCTTTATATCGCATAGAGCAATCTTATCAACTTTCAACCAAACATTATCAATTTGAGTAGCGAAATACTCATTGTCTGATACCAGATATTCATTGGCTAGAGGAACATAACCGGCAGAAGTACGTTCTTTCAAATAATTAGAAGCCTCGATGCAGTCAGTGCACAAACCTGTTTCATCAACAAATTGGCATTGCGAATGAATAAAACGTCCTTTGGCCGCCGCTTTTTCTAAAATATGTTTAGGAATCTTACCATATTTTCCTGGAAACAATTGCCTGCCAATCATACCGGTAATTCCGAACAGTTCCTTGTCTCCAAGGAAATAAGTGTGGTCTTCCTCATTGAAGACCACATTTGATTTTATCAAATCTATCATACACTTTCTTTTTTGGGGTAAATAATACTCATTTGCTTTGTCACATCAAGAAACTCCTTGTTGTTCGTCAAAGGCTTATTTGCATACCAGACCTTTTCAAGCTCTTCCCTACTTTTAACCTCTCTCATATCTTTAAGAGCCTTTTCCAAATCAGATACCTTAAATGTAGAATTAGCAGGCTGTGCAGCCGGAACAGGTGTAATTCCGCCCTGATTATCCTGAAAAGGTGGAGTTGTATTATATTTAGTATTGTTGGATTTACCATCATACCCGAAATAGACATCAGCAGCAACTCCAAGCGCTTTCATGGACACTGACAATGCATCAGTTAATGCCATCTTATAGCATTCATCACTAACGTAAGGGCCATTTTTCTCTTGATCTACAAAAGATGAACCACCAGTGCCAGGAATAGCGGCAGACCATTCATTACCAATCTTCACATAAAGATTGATGTTGCAGAAAGCACGAATCTGTTGTTCAAACGATTCAAGCCATTGTTTGACAATCTCATATTTCCATCCAATGCCACAAGTTCCAAACACTTCTGTCATCTTCTGGATGCGCCACATTGGGCTAATGTCACTTTTACCTCTGAGACGTCCTGCCTGAATTTCTCTAAGAGCTTCTGCTGGTACACTTTTAACACCGTTGAAAATACTGAGATTCATTTCCTGTTCTTCAACACTTGGATAAGTATTCGCGTTCATAATTTAATTTATTGGTTTGACTTATAGTTTATTACATCTATAAAGTTATCCTTTATTGACAAGATAAGCAAACAGAAACTTCGCCATTTTAACGCCATTTTCACCATTTAAAAACCCCGAAGAGTATTCTCCGGGGCATTCACATGATAACAACTTCAGCTCTAATAGAAACACCCATGCAGTCTTTCGGCGTCTTTCCGTCGTGTCAGCCAGAATCTATACCAGCAGCCCGTAAACTACATGAGCCTTTTTGCTTCTATTTCGCTTCTTCCATCCTAAAGGCTTGTGGAGAAACCCGGACTCGAACCGGGATTGCAGCGTTCCAACCGATTGGCCACTTACAGTGTGAAGTGCAACGAGTATCTGCATAGCTTTCTAACGTCTACCAATTCCGCCACTTCTCCGAAATAAAAAAGGTGTACTATCTTCACAGACGATACACCCAATACTAACACAAAATAAAACACGACAAAACTACTAAATTTCATTAAATGCATTCCCCCTCGCGGGTTACTTGCTCCCGGATAAGCAATCACGCTACACCGGGATGTAAACAAACTACTTTAGGAATAATTATAAATCAAATAAATACCGGGGCTGTCCCGACGGTGTCCTTTTCACCGGCATTATTGGTTAATAATATGAGGACTATCCTCGTGGACAATGCGGGACTTGAACACCGCGACCTGTACATGATGAAACCATTAAAAAGATACCATGACAAACTACCAACAATTTTCATGTACCGCTCTGCCTAACTGAGCTAATTGCCCGTAATGCCACCGACCACAGTCGGTGGACTTTTGATTGATTAATGATGCACCATTGTTATGATACATGTTCGCTTTCACAAGTTACTTGCTCCGGTGGACGGACTCGAACCGCCGACATTATGATAAACCTTCAAAAAAAAATCATACGCTCTACCAACTGAGCTACACCAGAGAACCGATTAGTTATCGGCTTTCTTTTTCGACTGCTCTTCGATTAGATGTTGGATTGTCAACATCACCAATACCAGTACCATAATAATCGCACCAGCAGCACGTTCCTTTGCACTGGCTCCATCGCCATCAGACAGCCAAACTGCCGCCCACATTGCGCAGATAACGACCAACGTTTGAACCGCTCTAATTTGTCTCATTTTTTAACTTTTACGTTTTCGTTTATACTTCTTCTTTCTCATACACCTGCAATGTCTCAGAACCTGAGCGGCATTGCATCGCCATTTACCATTTTGGCTATTAGACGGCTTATCGCTATCAATCTCCCCAGCTTCAATTAGCCTCAACAACTTCTTCTCACCACCGACTATATACGCAGCTTTATCCTTACTAAATGCCTCAGTAGACATCACATCAAGAATACTGTCAAGCAATATCTCAGCAGTGCCATTTGCATACGCCACGTCCATAATTCTAAGTGATACGGGTAACAGTCAAAACGCCCTTCTCATTATCGGATTTTATCTCCCATTTCTTTCCAGGCTCCTTTTCCTTAAGCCGATAAGATATCAGATTAAGGACATATGCCCTCTTGGAAATAGGAAAAACCTCTTTTGCATCCTTCTCCATCTCACGGATGATGCATATTACACTTTTCTTATTTTCTTCCATATTGGTTATTTAACTGATTATTATATGATTATAAAAGGACCTCCGATTCAAGATTATTCGCTAATGTAAATTGAACCGGAGGATTGCTTAACTTTGAAGTGTCAAATAAAAAATTAAGCTTATATGAATGGTTATTTAGATTTGGTAGAACACTACCAGAGCGTTCTTGAAAAAAGAAACGAATGGACTTTTAGAGTCCAAAGCACTTTTTTAGCCGTAGCATCCGCTATGTTCGCGGTAATCGTATCTTTAAACAGTTCTTCCACGGACAGCACTTGCAGCAGGATTCTCCTTGCCATTGCTGTTTTATTGGATATATTATGTATCCTTTTCTCAAGTATTTCCCTATACGAGAATAAAGTAGAGAACGACAAGACTGCTCACACCTGCTATCATAGAATAGAACAATATATCCACGAGGATGTGTCTTTAGATATTCTCTCATTACATAAAGGTAGCGAGAGAGGTAAGTTCTTTTTATTTTGTGAAAAATGGTCTTATATTTCATTCTTTCTATTCATTTGTGCGTTAACGATATACGCCTTACATAAATTCTTACTCATGTAAACCAATCGCAATTAATAGACCTCCGGTTTAATTTATATTAGCGTATGTTTTTGAACCGGAGGTTTTGCTTAATTTTGTAGCGAACAATATAAAAATTAAGCATTAGGGGGTAATCTTTTCCCATCGCGCATACCACGGCGATTCATTATGCCATTCAACTGCCTCTTTCAAAAGAGCCAATTCACTCTTCAATGATTCTTTTTCTTTTAGAAGCAAGTCTCTTTCTTCTTTCAGACACTCAATCTCTTTCAATAAAGAAGGCTCTACACTCTCATTGTAATAGTATGTCTTATAGCGAAAACTATCATAACAACCTATTCTAGCTACATGACTAGGTTTCTCAGACAGTGCTAATCTCAGAAGGTGCAAAGATTCACTGTCTATACTAAGATCACCTATAACCTCAACATTTTCAAGTTTCAAGACGATAGATTTTGTATAAACCTCAAAATCCTTGCCATTAAAACTTAATCTATCCATATTTTTTATTCATTAAGAATTTCCTTTTTATTTCCGCAAGCAGTCCCGTTGCCTCGATGTACTTTAGAATCTCTTCCTCGCCTATCCAGTCGAGTGTTTCCTCAATGCCAATCTCTGAAACGAGTTTGCCCTTGCCGTGGTATTCAACCACGTCTTCAATAGGGATCAATTTCAATAAATCCCTTGTTTCAATGTCTTTATAAGCGTGCATAAGCTCCAGTTTTAAAATTTAGTGGTGCCACCTGGGATCGAACCAGGGCACAAGGATTTTCAGTCCTCCGCTCTACCGACTGAGCTATGGCACCTATATACATAAAGTAAATTCCACGATTTACCGACAAGAAATTGTCTAACTGATTATTTTTACAACGACATGAGTTTGACCCTTCCTCACAGCATTATGTCGTTGGTAAGTTGTGCCTATTCACCTCGATTTGGTTTTCAGCAGAGGAAACTTACAACCTCCATTCACCAATAAGTCATAGAACTCTTCTCTTATAGTTCCCAGTCTCCCATTAAAGGGTAGGCTCAAAGACCGGACTGGGTGCCGGGAAGTCCCAGCTTTATAGTTTTTGGTTTGACTTTCAAATGGAGAGTATTCGCCCGGACGGTTGGCTTCGCATATACGCGTTTCTATGCAATGCCCCAGCTTCTTTTGCCCGGTAAGAGAAATACCTTCTTGCGAATTACTCTTATTTAGTCACCTACGTAGTGGGCTCCAAACCTTCCGGTACTGTTTGGATTGTAATACGCAGATGCAGGAATGTCTAAACTGTCATAGCGACTTCTCTTTGCAGGAATGACATTTATATATTGAGAATTTATCTCTTGCAATCGCTTTCTCTCAGCATCCTTATCGGCTTCCATCTCTTGTTTAATTTGCAAAGCTCCTATCCTTGTAGAGATTCTAAACTTTGCCATTTTCCAAGACTTTTTCAAAGACTCAGCCCAAGTATATTTACCAGTCTTATAAAGATTGTGAGCCGTTTTCATAATTTCTGATAAATTGTACTTTTTCATTTTTGCGTTTATTTTAAGTGAAACATTACTTTGAAAAATCAATCTTTATCTCTATATTTGGAGTATTGATTGATTGATGATGCAAATATAAACGCATTTGCGATATTTACAAAACATAACAACTTTTATTTTATCGCATTTGCAATTTATTAACTATTGAAGTAATTGTTATGGAAAGTACTATTAACGGTAGAATAAGAGAATTTATCAACTATTTAGATATTACAGACAGCGCATTTGCGAAGAAGATAGGAGTTACACAATCTGTTATTGCCTCTATGTTTTTACGAGGAACAGAACCATCTGCTAAGGTAATATCATCTGTTTTAGCGGTATTTGACGATATATCAGCAGAATGGTTACTTCGTGGAAAGGGTGAGATGCTAATATCAGCAAATCAATCAAAAGACGAGAACACAGAACGTATTTCTCGATTAGTAGATACTATCGCCACACTTCAGGGCACAATCAATGAACAGTCGAAAACAATTCAAGTATATGAAGACAAGGTCCGCAAACTAAATGGCGAGTTAGCTATGATGAAGAATGAGCGCAATATTAGATAATCCCTAATTATATACACCAATGAAAAAGCTACTATTAATAGTTATTGTGACCCTTTTAGCGGTAGGATGTTCTAAAGATGATTCAGAAAAGTACTGTTGGAAATTCACAATACAGACAAGAACTACTATATATGATGGGAGTTCTACTAAGTCCTCTTCACAACTTACCAAAACAACAATATGCGATTTAACCAAATCTGAGGCTGAACAGACTAAAGAAAAAATGTATAATATTAGTACTTCAACCCAAAATGGGATTAAGGTTACGATAGAAACCGAAGTGGTTAAATTAAGAATTGATAATGGAAATAAAGATTAAAAAAATTAACATAATATAAAATGAAGAATTATGAAGAAAATCACATTACTACTACTTATTGTATTGCTACCTGTACTATGTTTTGCGCAAAAAATCACTTCTAAAGTAGATGATTTTACAGGTGAGAAAGTCGTAACTACATCATGGGAAAAAGTATATTCAGGTGGAATGACTGGAAAAAATCAAACTCACGCCAGACTACGTCATGAAGGTGGGAACGATTTTTTTGAGATTAGGTTATTTACCGATTGTGTTGCATCCTGTAAAAAGGGAGAGAAAATATTAATGAAAACAGATAAAGGCATTGTTGAGCTTCTCAATACTGAGTATAAGCTAACAGGCCCGGGTGATTGGTCACCCTCAAGTATAAATAGTAAACTTGGAATTTATTTAGTATGCACAAGCTCTAACATAGCCAAGCTTGCAAATGAAAAAGTGACTAAAATAAGAATAACATTAAGTGATGGATATAGAGATATTGAATTGAAAGATAAAGATTCCTCTAAATTACAGAATTTAGTCAAGGCTTTCATTAGTCATCTTTAGCGTAGCATCGCTATTCCTCTGATGGGAACAGATATTCAAGTATAGAAATAACCTGAATCAAATATGCAGCGTAAAGAGTGGTATCTGCTTTCTGAATATCTTTTTTAGCAGAAACTGACATGATCACACGTCCATCAAGCATAAGTTCCGCCATTTGCCGTAACTTTTCAATAGAGCCTTGGATGTCTTTTACATAGTTTTGTTTAATAGAGGACTTAGCTCCTAAATTTACTTTAGTCTCGGATATCATAATTATAAGCATTTTAGTGATGCACAAATATAAGAATTTTAAATATATAATGTATGAAAATTATAAATCTTGATAGTACATAATCATCTGTTAGTGAGACCATGATATCATCTGTGAAGTTAGATTTCCTTTTTATTGTCGAAGGTATTTACATAGTCTTTATAGAAATTTAATTATCAAAACCTTACGATAGAAAAGAAGAAAAAAACTACCTTTACACCACAAAAATGGACGATT